CGGAGCCTTCCTATTGATGTAGCCATTAGCCAATAGCCATTAAACTACTGCTACCCAAACCTTTATAAATAACATATGGGGCATAAAGAGTTTTAAGCATAGGTGGGTAAGGATTACTTGCCTCATACATATCGCCTCTATGTTCATAAAGATGAGCTACATGTTGAAGTATTCCCATTCTGATTGGCTCTGGTATTGAATAAATTGAGCTATATCCAACTGTATAATTAACTTCTATACCATTAGCGACTCTTAGATTACTCTCCCATGTTTGACCTTTTCTAAGAAGTATCTTCGCAGGTTCTCTAGCGTTATCTAAGTAATATTTTGATGATGCGAATACTGTTGCGTTATCGCTATCGTCATAAGTGTTTATTGAATTAACTGATGCTACAGGTCCGTGACTTAGCGTGAGGTAGTTTTTATAATATGCTATGTCAGCACCAACCCTCATGCCTTCCCATAAAGGGTCCTCAAATTCATTTGCGACATCATAAGACTGCGTTAATACTGTTGTAACTAATTTACGACCTAAATATTCTTCAGCGAACATTCTTGCTGTTTGAATTAAAGGTCTTAGTAATCTTTCGTCTATACCATCTTCAACTCTAAGATGTTCTTTAGCTTCTTGTAGAGTTATCGGCTCTTGAGCCGGTTGCGTTGTTACTACTGTACCTGCCATTATAATCGCTCCAAAATTTGTGAGCCAATAATTAGCACATATAAACCCCATATCATGGATTCAAGTCTAATAAACCTACTGGAGCCTGATTCAAGCCTAGCCTCTATATTCTTATAGCGTAAGGCACATATTTCTTCGTGCTGATCTATCTTCGTTCTGGCAACTTCTTCTTGACTCATATATTACCTGCATAACTGCTTTCCTTTATATTGTATCTCCAATATAGCGTTGAGTCCATATAGTATAGCTGTACTTAACACCTGCTCTTAGAGGTAAACATTCATGCCCATGCGTTAAAGCTCCGGGAAAAAGTATCATCTTTCCGACCGGTATATCTTTATTGCTTATGTTTTGCCTAGGGTATATTAAGTTAGCACCTAGGTAATCATCATTTAACTTAACAGAACCGGTCACTAGCGATGCATCATTATGCAATGCTAGATTTACTTGCGTATCCATTGAATATCTCATCACAAAAGCATCTCGTATGCCATACATCTGTGTTGGCTTCCAATATTGCTCAATTATAGGAACAATATGCTGATTCCAATGTAATGTAAGCTCATCATGTAAATTGTTAGCTGTATCTTTATCTATTTGGCTTAATCTTATTTCTTTTGCCGGAAATTTATCATAATCTAAAGAATCCCAACCACCATGAGCATCTGCTATTTCAATCATGCGTTCACATTGCTCTTGAGTCATCATATCAACCAACAACATATCATCAGCGAGTATTTCATAGCCGTGATTGTTAGGGATATACATTGCTACTTTTGATGGATAAAAAGAATCATATAAATCATCAAATGTTTGTTTTTCAACTTTCCCTCCATTCCCATGATAAATACATGGACAACATTGGGTAATTGGATTATTTAATTGATTGCCTAACTTCACCACTTCCGGCTCATTAGTTTGAAATATATACCCTTCAATATCTAACAGGATTTCAGCTTCTTGTTTTAAGAAAATATCATGTACATATAACTGGTCATCTTCGTCATCTTTAACCGGACGCATATTCATAATTTTTTTTAGTTCACTCACATAACCAATATATGTCCCACTATTCAAATATCGGTATGGCGTAGAAACCTCAGGGAACTTATCAGCATATTCAGAAAGAGGCCAACAAACACGCTCAGCAGAAAATACTGTCTTTGAATTCATATCGTGAAATCTTTCAACTATTGTCGGTAAATCATCAGCATAGAAAACATCATAAGCATCAGTAAATAAAACTATATCTTCATCATTCAGCGTTTCTAAATAATCTTTCATTAAGTTTATCTTCATGCCACCACCTAAGGCAGACATGTCGGTTCCTTTCCACTCTATGTTATTTCCTATATTGACTATATCAATACCATGATGCCTAGCACTCGTGAAAAGTTTATCGCATAACTTTCTATCAGTACCGCAAGTTGTTGCATGTACTTCGTAATGTCTAAAAGGAACTCCATTTTCTATGTCGCTCATTTCCCTAGGAAGTTGGTCACATGAGTCTTGTCGTAAGCCAACTATCTTTCCATGTACTCCTAAATCTTTAGAATGTTTAATTATTTCAGGCATAAATTCATCTACAGGGATAAAATCAATTGGATTTACTTGCTTGATTAAAAAATCAGCAAAGGTTGGGTCTATAACATAAGCTGTCATATTGTATGGATATACAACTGTTTCTAACTTGTCATCTATAGGTAAAACTTTTTCTATATTGTTTTCGTTTCTTTGAAGATAAATAAATAAGTATTTCTTAATTGCTTCTTCGTAATAAGGCTCATTCCATTTATCATTTATGATTGCATCATCTTCCATGATAATACATGGCTGATTAAGTTCAGCACACCTACGCCAAGCATTAATGTGAGATAAAAAACATGCTACTTCATTTTGTTGTAGTGGTCTTTTTTTATATGGTTCAAGCCAACCTGCTCTACCACGAATGTTTCTGAATGTTTCTTGAGTGCCATCAACGGCTTTTATATATTCAAAATCTTGCAGTTTGTTCTTTTGCCATTCAGCTTTACGGTCAGGTCTACGCAGTAGCGATATGACGAGCTTTTTCATCTAATAGCATATATATCTTCGTGTTCAACATAAACGAGATACCCGTGCGATTTTAAGAGATTGCTTATGTATACATCATCTACATGAGCGTGTTCAACTTTTATGATGTCTGGCTTTATATCCCATGAATAACATTCAAGTATATTTAATTCATGCCCTTCAACATCAATCTTTAAATAATTCACATGTGCGAATTCATGTTTAGCTATCAACGAGTCAAGTGTCATACAATCAACTTCAATAGCTTCTTCAAGGAATTCTTGATTTTGCTCAATATCAAATACTCTTTCTCCTTTATGGCTTTCAGCTAACACGCTTGATATACCACGCCTCCAGAAGCCATTTGACCTGCTACCCTCTGATGTATCTTTTGATACGCCGAAACTTATTTTTCCGTTGTAATCGCTTATCGCAAGAGGCTCAATAGTTAAGCTCTCTCTGTTTGGAATACCTTTAACTAAATTCATTAAATTGTTTCTATATTTCGGTGCAGGTTCACACATCACACCAATCCAGTTGCCATTGTTTATCAAATCAATGTTCGTATCAAAATCACAAGAACCTATTTCAATGAATACTTTTTTATAATCTATTTCCATTTCGGTCCCTCTACCCAAGCTACTAATGACTTTCTAGTACCTTTAGTTACCGGTTGCACCATGTGGGATAAAACTGACGGAAATACTAATATAGTTCCTTTTGTTCTAACATCTTTTGAATCCGGAGCTTCGTATTGTGGGTCTATCAAGAAATCACCACCTGTATAATCTTTTGAATCACTTAATTGAATTGTTACTGATAACTTCCTATCTTGTGTAGAAGTATTGCCCCAAAAAGTGTCAAAGTGCCAGTCATAGAAACCTTCATCTTTTGCTTCATAGATAGTGTATTGAATATCTGATAAATAATTAATGTCTACACCGAAAGCAATCTTGTTCGCTTCGTTCGCATAACGCATAATTAAATCATGTATGAATTTTGAATTAGTATCATAGGCGTTTATCCATCTAACAACGCTCCTACGAACTTCTTTTTTCTTTGATACGCTTTCTGAACCGACTGACGCTTCCTGTGGTTCATAATATTCGCATTCTTGAATTATTCTGGCTACTTCCTCATCAGACAGTTCGCCTTTCCACATTTGCCAAAGACTGTTCATAATATCTCCCTAGATTGTTTATCCCATTATGGAATGTAATCTAAGAATAAGCAAGGAGAGTTATATAAAACGAAAAAAAGCTAGTTTACCTTTGAAGTGTTGCAACACCTTATCTGGTTCCCTAGCTTTCTTAAAAGAGGTCTATCGCGAAAAAGCCTCTTAACCGAACCCCGAAACCTTACTCAGGCAGGGAGTTAGCCGGTTAGAAGATAAATTCAAAGGCTTGCCATTCTGAACTGGTAGTCCGGCTTCCTTACCTCCGCAACAACGAAGGGTAGGTTTTTTGATTTAACGAAGGGACTTATAAAATCCCTAACCTACAATTTCTATCAACCAACCATTTCATTATCATCATTTTTTGTAAGAAGTAAACCCTTTTTGGAATAATATTTATTCAAACTTTATCCAATGTATAAAGTCAGCCGTAGTGTTAGTATTAACGACTGTTGCTAGTTGATTAACCCATGCGTAGACAATTCTTGAACTATGCGTGGTGACTACAGCATCAGTTCTATTTAATGTAGTGATATTTACAGCAGATGCAAAACTGCTATAAACGCCACTACCACTATAATCATTTTCTATATCTGCTGCAAAATGAACCTTTGTCCAGTCAGTATCAGTTGTTTGAGCACCACTACCCTCAAAACATAACTTTTGTGAAATTGTCCCAAAAAGTCCACCTACCATTTCATAACCTATAAAAGATATCCATTTATTACTATCAGCATTTGGTGCTAAATAAGAAAATGGAATAGCTGAAGTAGTAATTGAGTCTGTTCCATCATAGGCTACTCCTACTTGTGTTGTAGAATTACCACTAGTTGCTGCTTGTGAGCCACCTGATGTTCCCCACCCTGCAAAAATAGAATTTACAGCTCCTTTTGAACTGCCTGTTTGATAATTACTTTGAGAAGTTTTTATTTTTATAACACCATAATGGTCATTAAAAGAGTGTGTTGAGGTAGTGCCTTTTGAAGTAGAATGAACGCTACCACCTCTATAGGGCTGTCTTTCCCATATCTTAGTGCTGTTCATTGCCATACTAGAAGATGAACCATTGCCATCATGGCTTTCCATCATGTCTCTTATTCCGTCAGCTTGTAGGCTTTCACCTCGTCTTAATCTTGTCATTTGAATACCAGTGTAAACCTTGTTAGTGTCATTTTAAAGTCCATTACTACTTCAGCAGGTACTTCTTCACTAATCCCATCAGGAGTAGGAATACTTGTATATGCAGGTCTTTCATAGTAATAATGTTGCTCTATATCTTCATGTACAACATCTTCATAGAGTACCCCAATATTTTCATAAGACTTTTGTGCCATCATTCTAAAAGCAGGTCCATTACCACATTGCACCCAAACATGAGCCTTGTTTGCACCTAAAGCTATCTCAGCATTTCTTCTAACTGTTGTATAGTCTAGTGAGTAGAGATATGACTTAGAATTACTTTTGTTGGGACTAAAAAGAGTTATAGATAAATTTGCAGAAGTATCTGCAGAATCATAATGACCATTGTAAATGGCAATTAACTTATCATCATCAAACATTGCCTGATTGAAATGAGTATGATTATCAGGCGACCATGAATCAGGACTGTAAACAGCTCTAAATCTAGCTATGAAATAATCTCTTTTTTGATCATGTGTTAGACGAGGGTCAAAAGGGTGTGAACCTGCATCTATGTATGATTTAGAATCATCATAAAGTCTTTGAATGGTTCCATCAGCAATCCATGTCTCCATTTGCTCTGAGGTAGGAGTTATATAAGTGTAAGCCATTACTTATCCTCTAATTTTCTAATTCTTTCCTCTATTGATTCATAACCTTCAAAATCTTCTATTCCTTTTGGCGAATGCGAATCAATGGCCAATTCTTTTATTGCCTCAATTAAGAGAGGTATCAACTTGTCATACCAGACTGTTATGTATTTATCATCAATAGGAGCCTCTGTAACTACCTCAGGCAATACTTTCTGTACTTCTTGGGCACTTACACCAACTTGTAATCTATCGTTGTCATAACCGAGTTCTTTGGCTTTCGCATTTTCAGTGAAATAGTAACCATGTAATTGCATTACCTTTTCAAGAGCATTAACAATCGTGCCATCAAAGTCTTTTAGGCGTTCATCAGAATAGTAAGCAGTAATATTATTGGTTGCTCTAATTTCACCTGCTGTTCCACTAGCACCTGTATTTACACCTAGGCTATTAACTTGAGCATTTGAGTTAGTTGTGAATCCACCTGCAGGTCCTGTTGGTCCTGTTGGTCCTGTACCACCTGAAGGTCCGGTTGGTCCCGTGCCACCATTTGAACCATTGCTACCTGCAGGTCCTGTTGGTCCGGTTGGTCCGGTTGGTCCTGTACTACCGGTGCTACCACCACCACCAGTCTGACCTTTTTGTCCTTTCGCACCTGTACTACCCGTGCCTCCTGTAGGTCCAGTTCCACCTTGCGAACCAGTATTTCCTGTAGGTCCAGTTGGACCTGTAGGACCTGTCCCACCTGTTCCACCTGTCTGTCCTTTTTGACCTTTTGCACCAGTAGGTCCTGTTCCACCTGTTGGTCCAGTACCACCACTTGGTCCTGTAGGTCCACTTCCACCTTGGCTACCTGTTGAACCCGTTGGACCTGTATTACCAGTTTGACCTTTCTGACCTTTAGCACCAGTTGGACCAGTTCCACCAGTAGGTCCTGTAGGTCCTGTTCCACCATTTGAACCATTTGAACCGGCTTGCCCTTTTTGACCTTTGGCACCAGTACTACCACCACCACCGGTTGGTCCTGTTGGTCCAGTACTTCCTGTTGGTCCACTTCCACCTGTATTTCCGGTAGTACCTTTTTGTCCTTTTTGACCAGTAGGTCCTGTGCCTCCGGTATTACCCGTAGGTCCGGTTCCTCCATTACTACCTGCTTGTCCTTTTTGTCCTTTAGAACCCGTTGGTCCAGTTCCACCTGTCGGTCCTGTTCCACCCGTTGAACCCGTGCTACCAGTTGGACCAGTTCCACCGGTTGAGCCTGTTTGACCTTTTTGCCCTTTAGAACCATTACTTCCGTTGCTTCCCGAAGGTCCAGTTGGACCAGTGCCACCAGTATTACCTGTTGGACCTGTATTACCTGTTTGACCTTTTTGTCCTTTGCTTCCGTTTGAGCCATTGCTTCCTGCTGAACCTGTTGAGCCAGTTGGACCTGTTGAGCCTGTTGCACCAGTAGTTCCTTTTTGACCCTTGGCACCCGTAGGACCGGTTGACCCAGTAGGACCTGTACCACCTGTATTTCCTGTAGTACCCTTCTGACCTTTACTACCATTGCTTCCATTACTTCCGGAAGGACCTGTCGGACCAGTTGAGCCTGTATTACCAGTTACCCCAGTTTGACCTTTTTGTCCTTTTGAACCAGTTGAGCCAGTATTTCCAGTTGTACCAGTTTGTCCCTTCTGACCTTTGTCGCCAGTTGGACCTGTAGACCCTGTTGGACCTGTTCCACCTGTTGAACCGGTTTGACCCTTCTGACCTTTTGAGCCATTACTTCCATTAGAGCCATTTGAACCTGATGGACCAGTTGGACCAGTTCCCCCTGTGCTACCTGTAGTACCCTTTTGACCCTTAGAGCCACCTGCTCCTGTTGGACCCGTGCTACCTGTTGAGCCAGTTACCCCGACTTCGCCCTTTTGACCTTTCGCACCGGTAGAACCTGTGCTTCCAGTACCTCCTGTTTGACCTTTTTGACCTTTATCACCGGCAGAACCATCATTACCATTAGACCCTGAAGGACCGGTCGGACCTGTTCCCCCAGTTGAACCAGTAGTTCCTTTTTGTCCTTTATCGCCATTTGAACCATTACTTCCACTTGAACCAGTAGGACCAGTTGGACCTGTAGGACCTGTTGAACCGGTGCTACCAGTTCCTCCCGTACTACCCGTTGTTCCTTTTTGCCCTTTACTTCCTTGTGGACCTTGTATTGAACCACCACTTACGAAACTACTACCATCAAATATATGTAGAGAATCGTCTGCTTGAACAATATAAGCATCTCCTTTTGAATTGCCTGAAGAAGGAAGATTACTTGTACCGGCAACTTGACCTTCAAATGTAATACCTGTTCCTGTTGAACCTGTAGGACCTGTGCTTCCTGTAGGACCGGTAGGACCAGTACCACCTGTTACACCCGTTTGACCTTTCTGACCCTTGCTTCCTGTTGACCCAGTATTACCTGTAGTCCCTGTTTGACCTTTTTGTCCCTTATCTCCATCAGAGCCTGATGGACCTGTAGGACCAGTACTACCAGTTGAACCACCGGCACCTGTTGAACCAGTTGTTCCCTTTTGACCTTTACTTCCGTTAGAACCATTAGAACCGGCACTACCTGTACTACCAGTAGGACCTGTTGCTCCCGTATCTCCGGTTACGCCTACTTCACCCTTTTGCCCTTTATCTCCGTTGCTTCCATTTGAACCTGATGGACCTGTTGAACCTGTGTTTCCTGTCGGACCAGTTGAACCCGTTGAGCCTGTAGTACCCTTTTGGCCTTTAGAACCTGACGGACCTGTTGGACCAGTTGAACCATCAGAGCCATCGTCCCCTGTAGCACCTGTATTACCGGTAACTCCTACCTCACCTTTCTGACCTTTGCTTCCACCAGAACCTGTAACTCCGACTTCACCTTTTTGTCCTTTGTCCCCATTACTACCATCGTTTCCTGCAGGACCGGTTGAACCCGTTGAACCCGTAGGACCAGTTCCTCCGGTGCTTCCTGTTGTTCCTTTTTGTCCCTTATCACCATCTCCACCGGCATTACCAGTATTACCAGTTACACCGACCTCACCTTTCTGTCCTTTATCACCTGCTGAACCATCTCCACCGGTTGAACCCGTAGTTCCGGTTTGACCCTTTTGACCTTTCGTACCAGTATTACCGGTCGGACCTGTACTACCAGTAGGACCATCGCCACCCGTTGAACCGGTTGAACCAGTTGTACCTTTTTGTCCGGCAGGACCAGTAGGACCAGTTGAACCTTGCGAGCCAGTTGAACCACCCTCGCCTTTTTGTCCCTTAGAACCATCATTACCATCAGAGCCATTGCTACCGTTTGAACCACTAGCACCAACTTCTCCCTTTTGACCTTTTGAACCATCGGAGCCGTCATCACCCGTACTACCTGACGGACCAGTAGGACCGGTTGAGCCAGATGAACCTGATTCTCCTTTTTGACCTTTTGAACTCGCCGCACCTGAAGGACCTGTCGGACCGGTAGGACCGGCTGTACCTGTAGAGCCTTGGCTTCCTATTTCACCTTTCTGACCTTTAGTTCCTGTTCCAGTAAGACCTAACTCACCTTTTTGACCTTTAGAGCCGTCATTACCATCGCTACCATTTGAACCATTCGTGCCACCTTGACCTTTCTGACCCTTATCGCCATCAGCACCATCTCCACCTGCCGCTCCTGTATTACCTTGGCTACCTGTATCGCCTGTCTGACCCTTTTGACCTTGATTACCAGTTACTCCGATTTCACCTTTTTGACCTTTTGAGCCATCGCTACCATCACTTGCTCCGGGACCTGTAGCACCCGTAGTACCCTTTTGTCCTTTGTCACCTTGACCACCGGTTACACCAACTTCTCCTTTTTGCCCCTTGCTACCATCACTACCATCTGAACCGGCATCACCAGTTAAGCCAGTTGAACCCGTTGAGCCTTTCTGCCCTGTTATTGAATTACCTTGCTGACCTTTTTGACCTTTGTCCCCGTCTGAACCATCTGAACCATTATTACCAGTAGAGCCAGTACTACCTGTGGGACCCGATGGACCTGTGCTACCGGTAGGACCTGTGTTACCTGTAATACCCAATTCACCTTTTTGACCCTTACTTCCTGTACTACCAGTACTTCCGGTTTGTCCCTTTTGCCCTTTAGCACCTGTATCACCTATATCTCCACTTCTTGCGAATGTAATTATAAGTTCTTCGCCGGCACTAAAAGATGTGGCACCTGATAAATAAGCGACTGGTACTTTAAAATATCCAGAGGCTTCAGTTATAGCTCCACCAATTTGGAATAATGCGAAATCCGTTGCATCACTTTTATTTGAAACTCTTACATGACCTTTGACTGCTGATGTTGAGTCATCAATCGTTCTTAAATATGCTTGTATATCAATTGAGCCTTGGTCTACATCATCAATAAACATAACACTTGCTGATGAAACATTCGCATTGTTAAATTTAACAATACCGGCAGTTGGGTCGCTATCAGATGTATCGGTAGCGAAATTAAATTCTACTGTTTGACCACCGAAGTTACCTTCGTGACCTTTTTGACCTTTTGTTCCTTGTGAGCCGGTTGAACCTGTACTACCTGTGTTACCAGTTGAACCAACTTCCCCTTTTTGTCCTTTGCTCCCTGTACTCCCAGTTGAGCCTGTCGGACCTGTGTTTCCTTGAATACCTTGTGAACCAGTACTTCCCGTTGAACCGGTTGTTCCTTTCTGACCTTTGTCCCCTACGCCACCAGTATCTCCGGTTGAACCAGTTGACCCTTTATCACCTTGAACACCCTGCGAACCTGTTGAGCCTGTGCTTCCGGTAGCACCTGTCGTTCCTTTCTGACCTTGTGAACCGGTATTACCCGTTGTGCCAGTTTGACCCTTTTGACCTTTATCTCCTGTGTTACCAGTAGAGCCGGTATTACCCGTTACTCCTACTTCACCTTTTGAACCTTTATCACCTTGATTACCAGTAGGACCGGCAACTGAACTGTCAGCACCCTGTTGTCCCTTTTGTCCTGCCGGACCTGTAGCACCTTGGGCACCTGCAGGACCTTGAGTTCCAATCGTGACGATATCTATATTATTTGTACTCATCTGCTTACATTTCCTCTTATGGAATAAGTGCCATCTAATAGCCTATCCACTTTGCCACTCGCATCAGTTAAATCTATATCGTAAACGCCATCGCCTACTAATAAATTACTTGTGTCAGTTGCTGATACTTCAAGTGTGATTGTTCCTGCCGAACCACCCATGGCGACTCGGTTATTGGCAACTGTAAGAGATATTACATCACTAGCATCGTCTTGGTTTTTTCTTAAATCCATTTCGGCTGAATAGCCACCTAGATTTATTAGAGTACCAGACGGGTCTTTGAGAGTCAGAGTATGCTTAAAGGTTGCTCCCTGCTCAATGATAAAATGATGATACCCTGCTGCCATAAATAATTCCTAATAAATATATGGTATCTACCATTTCAGCGTCTGCTGTTAAAAGTATAACAAATAACTACTTACTTGGCTTTTTTAGTAGTTTTCTTTGTAGCTTTCTTTTTTGTAGTTTTTTTAGGTGCTTCTCCACCTTCCCAAGCTTCATTCACATCGGGAGTTGATTTATCATCTCCTACCAAATGACCTTTTTCATTTCTAGCTCTTTTGATTTCAACTTCAGCTTCAACTTCAATTGTTTCTTCAACTGAATCCATTTTGACTTCCATCGCCCAACCATTAGCAACAAATTGCTCCATGTTGTTAGCCATTACATCATTGTCAGCTTCAACAACGCTGTCTGCAGTCATTAGCTTAACTTCCATTCCTGCTTCATCAATAGCAACAGGTTTAGGTACTAATATTTTATATTTTTTATTTGCCATTTTAATTCCTTAATAAAGTGGGGAAGTTTCCCTCCCCACAAGTTTCTACAACCTAGCTTATGCCGGTGCGTGTCTTGGCTTACCAAGAATTACACTTGCACTCACTGGAGTTCCAGTGCCATGAGTTCCGCTAAAGTTAGCGACTACTCTTACATATCTCTTTGTACCTAAGTACTCAATCTCAGAGATTTGTGGCGACTCAGCATTATCGTCTAATGTAAGGAAATTTCCATTAGCACTTAAAGTGCCATTTACATCAGATGACTCGGCATCACTCCAAGAAGAATTGTCATCAGAATGCTCTAATTCAAATTCAATCTTGTTTGTGCCACTGAGCGTAATACCTTCAACACCTGAATCAACAACGACAGCTACATTTTCATAGCCTTGTGTGTCAACGCCAGTACCGTTAGCATCAGCATCTAAAACTGCAGGAGCTATAGATTGCATTAGTTTAATGTTATTACTTAAATCTTGCATTATTTACTCCTTATTAAGATGATATTTTAAGTTTAGCCAAAGCTTCAGCCTGTATTACTTGACCACCGACTCTACGCCTAGCAATGTATCTAACATTACCAGTTGTTGCTTGAGTTAGGTTGTCTTTCAATACTGACATATTGACTCTGTCCACGATCATGTACCCTCTTCGGAAATCACCGAAAGCTACTGGGAATGCATTAGACGCAATGTCTGGCATATCTGTAGCTTCAACATAGTTATATCCTAAGATAGAAGCAGTTGCTCCACCTTGTAATGACATACCAGTTTGGAATACATATTGACCTGCTGTATCTTTCAATTTTCTGATTGCCGCAAGTGTAGTTCTGTTAAATACAAAAGTACCATTTCTTGCGTAGTCAGACTTGATAGAATGAACAAGTGAGATTAATGAATCGGCAGTAATAGCTGATGCACTTCCACTGTTTGTTTCTGTTAATCCAGAAGCAACCATGAAGCCTTCAGGTTTCCCTACTGCGTTACCCAATACGAAAGCATTACCTTCAGCTTTTGCGAACTGCTCAGAAAATTCTGATTGCATTTCAGCTTCTAGGTTGAATACAGTATCTTCTAAATCTTGTTCAGAAATATCTACTAGAGCGTATTGCTCATGTGCAGGTAGTTCTTCAAGACCGACTCTGTATCCGTCAGTTTCGCTACGAGTTCCGCTTTCAGCGACCCATTGTGCAGAGAAAGTAGCAGTTTTCTTTGGTATTTGAATACTTCTAGAGCCTGTGCTTCTTACTCTCGCAATACCTCTAATCGGAGATATTTCAGTTACTTGCTTTAGAAGTTCTCTGATATATTCCGGTGGTGCTAAATATCCACCTGTTGAGTCATTGCTTACTGTTAACGCTTTCTTTTCATCTGCTTCAAGTCCATTAAGACCCTTACGCAAATAAATGCCAAACGCATTCGTATAATCATCTACCTGTTTTGTATCCATTCCTGATGCAGGTCTTTTCAGAACTGTCTCAATTTTTTCTACATGGTTTTTGATTACTTCGGCTTCCGCTTGTGACTTTTCTAGTGTTACTTTAACATCTTCAAGAGCAGACATGTCTGATTCCATCTTTGCTAACTTACTTTCTAAATCGCCAACAGCTTCACCTTTTTCTAGCTTAGCCAATCTATCGTCATTTACCTTTTTAAATTCTTCAAAGGTTGAACCGATTTCTTGGATAGCTGATTTTACATCTTCCGACATAATAAATCCTCCATTAAGATTTTAAGGTTAATTTTATTTTCTTCACCTCGTCTAAGATTTCTGCCATCGTATCAGCCTCTCGCTGACCGAATGACTTGTGAACAGCACCTGCTGCCACTTTCGCTTCTGAACGAGAAAGATTGAAAGCATCTCGCAATCCATTTTCCCACTCTCTAATAGTAATATCTTCTCCTTTAACACTTCTAATCATCGCTTTAGGATTCATAGGGAATGTAACAAGGGATACTTCCATTAAGTCTACCTCTTTGATAATACGCTTATTGGTGCGTCTATCATAAGAAACTTTTTCAGGGTTAACTCTGAAGCCTATTGAAAGACCTTTTAAAGCACCCATTTTCATTAACTCATAAGCCTCAGCACCTGCTTGTGTTTTTAAAGCAAGTCTACCTTTCACTTTGAGTCCGTGTTCATCTTCTTTGATTGAATCAAATACACCGATAGGCATATCTGACTTATGTTGATATAAGAGTTTTACATCTACAGGTTTTTTTTGTTTGAGCGTTTGAGTGAAAGCACCATACTCTACAACATCATTACCTAAATCTTTGTTTCCAAAAACTGAGCCGTATCCTTCAAATTCTCCGTACTCTTTTTCTTCGTCATCATCTTGACTTCCGTATGCTTTTATTTCTGCATCAAAATCAAGTGTTTTGGATTCGCTAGGTTTTTTTGGTTTGTAGCCAGAAACATCATTGCCTACGAGTTCAATATATTCATCGTGGGTTTTGCATGGCATATATATTTTGTTCCCATCTTCATCATGGGAGTGTGACCCTACGCACCCGATAGCCTCGGCTCTTTCTACTGCCTCTGCTTCGGTCGTGAACACATCTTCACGGATTTGTTCTTTTACATCATTCAAGTTTGAATCTTCTTGCGAATCGTGAACGCTGTCACGGACAGTTGCTAAACTTTCATTACTCATACTGTCCTCTCTTTATATATTCTTAAATATTGCTCAATATTCAAAGAGCTACTCCTATATATAGTATCTTATGTCTGATGTTATCACAATATATACCAATAAAGAATATTATGTGACTTCGTCGTCCTCATCAGCGTATATGATTACACATCTACAGTTGATTACATTCTTCGCTCCCCCTTTTGGGTCACCAGCATAACTCATAGGTACACCACCAACTATAAAGTCCTCATTCATGCCAACTGTTTTACCATTAACTTCAGCATGGTCGGGTCTTGTTCTAGCATCATTTGTAGCTACCCATTTCTTTACTAGCTTAGTGCCTAAGTCTTGTTCAACTAATGTGTGATATTGATGTGAGGCAAAACTTGCCGCATTGTGAGTCTCCGTCCGAGCTATCATTCTCGCTCTTGAAAGATTTATAAGATTATATTTTGCTGTTATTGAACGGGCGATATCAGATATCGTTAAACCTTCTGCTCTTAGTTTCACTATGTCTCTACTTATCCTTGCCGACATATTAGCTGTTATGCCTTGAAGAAATAAAGTTCTAGTCTTGAAGTATTCCTCAACCTGTCTTTCAAAATCAATTGACCTACCAAATACGAATGCTTCCTTTTGATTATTCATTCTTTCATTATGTTCGTAGATATTCTTTGACACCCTACGATAATGTGAAAGGACTAATGGTATAAAATCTTCATTGAGTGAGCCGGTCGCAATATCTCGTTCGTAAATACCGAACTGCGTATATAGGAACATGTGAACATTGGTGAACTTACGAAAAAGGCTATCTAACTTTCTTACAAACCTTTTTTCAAGATTGTTCCTGATAATAAGTTGTTGTCTTGCTTCTTGACGAGAGTTGATTCTACCTTTACGAAAAGACGCGAAACTTTTCTTTTGTTTTTGCATTACACTTTACGCAAAGTCGCAAATCTATGTCCTACAATTACATCAGATGGTTCGCCACCTTGATAGACTCTTATTAAACATGCCGGATTATCTTCCGTAGCATTTAAAGTGAAGTCAGTTTTTGGTACTGGTAATTTACCTTCTTTAACTATCTTTGTGATTTTACCTCTTGCTCTGCCACCACTTGAATCCCAACTGACCATGTCCCCAACTTTTAAAGAACCTGCTTCAGCTTTTGATTCATTCTCAATTTGAGCTCTTTTCTTTTTCGCCCATGATTGACCTGCATCGCCACCCCATAATGCCCAAGCTATCCTTCCGTTTGATGGGTAGCCTTTTTCACCCGGACTGAAACCATCAGCCTGTTTATCTACTTCATGCCTTGAAAAGAATGAGTGCATACGAGTTACCGTGTCTAAGGAGAGTTTTTCTTTATTGCTGATAGAGTTTGCCCTAGCCATTCCAACCGATGTACCACCTCTACCGAATTCTTTTCTCCATGCTAATCCCTTATTCGCTTCTGATATCATTCCAGAAGTAGGCGTTGTATCAATATCGCTCAACGCTTTATCCATCGCATACCATTCTTCAAACTTTTCATCTTCATCATCACTGACCAAATCAAGCTCATCTTCTGATATAGGATTATCAGGTACGGGAACAGCATCATCACCGATTGGGAATAAATTAGCTGATATGTATAAACCATCGGCACCATCAATTGGTTCAAGTCCTATTCTTTCCCTAGCTTCATTCCTTGTCATGATGCCTTCTCTTACAGCACTAGAGACATTCTCATATATTTTCTTTCTACGCTCTGATAAAGCCGGTATTGAATCAACATCAAATCTTAATTCTAATCTATCGTCAAACATTGGGACTAACCACTCGTTCAAGTCAGAAGCAACCTTTGATAGATGTGGAATAATTGTTTCTTCGTAAAGTGCGAGTCTAGCTTCGGCAACATTAGAATAAGTTTGAGCATCAGGCACTCCTACTAACTGGCTTGGTACTCCGAAGCACATTGCGATATCTGTGGCTGACATATGTTTAAGATTTAAGAAATCCATGTCTTTTGGTGATAGACCCATTTCTTTCCAATCAAAGTCGCCTTCAAGAAGCATAGGTCTACCGGCATTACCGACACCTGAAAATCTGTTTTGTAAATCAGTTAGTAATTGTTGTCTTTGTGTTTCTGAAAGATTGACTGCAAAGCCTTGGTCATCTTTAGGTTTAAATACAATAGCACCACTCGGTCTTGCTCCATTACTTAATAAATTAACATTGTGTTTACTTGCCATATTGAATTGGTCAACTTCAACTGCTGCTGCTGATAATGGAGAACAACCATAATAGTCATCAAGTGGATTCCATAGCTTCATGTGTTTAAGGTCAGAGTAACCACTGTCCTCATCAACGGGGTATGTATCTACAACCCTACCATTTACTGAATACTCATACCTATCCGGTATAGGTTTGTTTGAGCCTTTAATAGTTATTCTGTCCGGTCTTAATTGATGAAGTTCGCGAGGAGCACCTTGGTCAGCACCAATTTTTAGAACATAAGAATTACCACTCAATAATAAATATCCGTGTAGACTTGTAAAAAATTCTGTGTAGCTTTGTAATGGGTTGGGTCTAAGTAGTAAATCAATAAGAGGGTGGTTCTCAACTATTTGGTCGCCGTTGTATAACATGAAAGGAACAGCACTGGCACCTTTTGATACTTCATTAACGCAACGATATACAATCGCATTTTTAAGATAACCTTCATTCGCGAGGTCTTGATACTTGTATTCTTTTCTTTGGTTAGCGTCTACGCCAAAGTAACCCATCATCTTCTGATTGTGTTCTTTGATTTCATCATCAACATTAATGTTAAATAATCTTTGTATGATATTTCTTTTATCTGCCATTAGCTAACTCTCCATGCTACATCGCCTCTAGATTTAGATAGTTCAGCCAATCCCCAAACCAATGCGTCAAGTCTATCTGGCGATTCTTGGTTCGCCTCACCAGTGTATGAACACATTTGGCTTTCTAGCTCTGGGAACATTCCTATATGATGCACTCTCCTTTGTTCGTAAAGTGCGGCAATCGGTTCGGCTCTAAGTATTTTACCTCTTGTTGCCCTTACAGCACGGTAAGGAACATTAGGGTCAACGCTTCTTAGTAACCTTTCCACTAAATCGCCTCCATTGTTCACCTCTGCGACTACTCTATCTGCACCCCATTCATAAAATGCATGGATAGTTTTTTTCGCCCATTGATCAGGACTGTATTTCCCTGATATATCTTCTAATACATAATACTCGTTATTGAAGTCTTTGCCAACCACGACAATCCCAGTCTCATCAGAGTTGGCATTGGCAGTTACAGCAGGGTCTACAGCTACTATAATTTGTGTGAGGTCTTTTTCAGTATTAGCCGGTAATCTTGATTCTTCAATGAGGGCAGTTTTCCACAACGCACCTTCAATCATATCTATGATTTCAGCATACAGTTCTTGCCTACCTAAATTAGTGCCTTCATATTTTTCTTTCAACATAGCCAAAGCACTACTCGCAAGATTGGCCTCATTCTCAAATGTTGAACCACTTGTAACTATACAGTCATCTCTTTCAACTAAATCCCTGATTAGTTTCGTTGGCTTGGGGGTGGTAGTAATAATACATTGAGGGTTTTCACCTAAACGCAAACCAAACATCAATTGGTCAAATGCTTCGGGGTATCTCCATGATGCTAATTCATCGCACCATGCTCTATGAAACTGTGGTCCTCTTAACCTTTCTGGCTCTTGAGCCGCATACCCCACTATCTTACTTCCGTTGTACAATCTTATTTCTGCTAAAGATGATGAATACCCTTTTTGATTATTTTGGTCTAAACAGTTTTCAGGAATAACCGAAACAAGACCTGATGGTCCTCCAAAACATACACGCCTTAAATCTCCATGAGTAGGAGCAACAACAGCACATATACTGCCAGGATTTTTCAAAGCATAGATTGCGATATCTTGAGCACCTGTTCTAGTCTTACCCCAACCACGACCGGCTAAGATTAACCAAATGAAATGCTCTGCTTCCGGCTGAAGTTGTTTCTCTCTAGCTTGTGCTATCCACTTAGTGTATAGATTCCAAGTCGCCTCTTCGCTTAGCGTTTGCAACTTCGTCCAAGAGGTCCATAGCTTCTCGGAAAGATGTGGTGTCTTTGACACTGGCGTTGATGTTTTCAGTTGATTCTCCTAATGCAAGTTTTGCTATTCGTTGAGCTGTATGAGCAGCACTTGCGAGGCTCCTAATAGCTTGTGGTGGTAAGGGTTGTTTGCCCTCATTTATTTGTTTGTTATTTATCTGTAAGGATTGTGCAACTGAACTGTATATACCTTTCGCTAAATTGATACTACTGCTATCAAAATTTGTAGCCTCTTTTATTCTATCCTTGGTTCTTTTCTCATCTAATTTTTGTGTGAACTCCTGTTGAAATTCTGCTCTTTGTTGCTTCCAGTTTTCTGATGAAGCTAACCGATATAAAGTTGACTTAGCTATCTTATTTTTCTTTATGATTTCATCAAGGTTCGGAAACACTCTTTCTTCTGCACCGTCATACCCTTGTACAAACTCATTACGCATTTTGAGTTTCAAGTTTGGGGTTAGTTTTTTATTTACAGGCTTCTTATTACTCATTATTTCTCACTTATTCTAAACATCTTATTCCATAAAAGACCTATATTACAACTATTTATAGTATTGATACAACTAATATTCCAAAAAGGGTTTACTTATTTACAATAATGAACAATACTTAGTCCGTTGAATAAATTGAGCCGAAAGGCAAGGAGTAGTAACTATGAATAACTTTACAACTAGAACATGGTCAGAGGCACTCGCCTTATATACCAAAAATCAACCTTCTGATTGGTCACATATCCCTGATGCTGAACTGAGTGATGAGCGATGTGGTGGTTGGATAATGCGTGATGCCGAAAATTATTATATTGGCTTCGTTTCTAACTACGGGTCAGCTACCTACACTTCCCATAAACTCACTACTGTAAGAACTAAGTTTGATGAGAAAGGTCGTGTACTCAATCCGTGGGAGAAATCATGATTTTATACCATGGTACTAATACACAGCATTTAGAAAAAATACTCACTGAGGGTATAAAGCCTAGAGGCAAGAATCAAAGCAACTGGGAGGAGAACCCAAGTCGGTCAGACATGGTTTACTTGACTAATTCCTATGCCCCATATTTCGCTCTATCACAATGTGAGGCTGACCAAGATTTTATTAAGCCGGTTGTGATTGAAGTTGATGTGCCTACTAAAAAATTATTCCCTGATGAAGATTACCTTGAACAGTTCACTAGGAATGACCCTGAGTGGAAATTCTTAGTTGATAAATGTGATATGGCTGAAAGGACTGCGATGTTCAAAAATGAGCTTACTAAGTACCATGAATATGGCTTACAGAGTCTACAAGGATTAGGTAACTGTTGCTTCAAAGGAATCATTCCTCCTAAGAGGATTAAACGATACACGATTCTTGAGGCCTCCCTTGTACTCACCTATTCAGACCCTACCATAACTTTAATGAATCAAATGTTCATGGGTAAACAGTATCACGACATTTGTAAAAATAAAATTTGGGAAAAGCCTTTTTCATTAAATGTTTTTGAAGTTTAATAAAATATTATTTCAGGAGAAATTATTATGAATATATTTGCAGTTGCAAAAAGTCCTAGGGTGTCAGCACGCTCACTTCCAGATAAGCTAGTGGTAAAAATGCCATTAGAATCTGCACAGATGTTAAGCACATCGCTCCGTTGTTTCATGTCTGATGATGCTTGTAATACTCTAGGCATCTATAAGGTTGCTTTCAAAAATCACCCTTGTACGATATGGGCGAGGACTAGCCGTTCAAATTTTGATTGGTTAGTTGCACACTTTGAAACTCTATGTGATGAGTATACAGCTAGGTATGATAGGGTTCATGCTTGTAGGAGGTTGTTATACGCCTTCAAAACTTTCCGTGTATTTATTCCAGATGGTCCTTTGACTCCTTTCGCTCAATGTATGCCTGATGAATATAAATCAGATAGTCATATTGAAGCTTATCGTGATTATATGGTTGCCGAAAAAACTTACGCTGTTTGGAAGTTTACTGAACAGCCTCAATGGTGGGTGGCTTCATGAGTATAGAAATGATGAATGGTGCTTGGAATACTGATGGTCTAACACCTACTAAAAAATTGATTCTTTTACTACTTGGTGCGTACGCTGATGAGAATGGTCAATGTTATCCGTCCCACCGTCATATAGCTAAGAAGATTGGTCTTAAAGACACTAAGGGAATACAGAGAACTATAAAAGAATTTGAGGAAGAAGGCTTACTAAGAATTGAGCATCGTAAGACTGTAGATGGTGGATATACTTCAAATAAATACACTCTTTTACTACCTACGGGTAAATCCACCCCCACCGGTGTAAAAAAGGTGACCGACCCCGTGCCAGTACCCTCCAATAAAAAAGATGATAAAAAAACTAATATATTATATCCGGAGGACTTTGAGTTCTTCTGGAAATTGTATCCGAGGCGTATCGGGAAATATCAAGCCGGTATCTCATTTGAAAAAGCACTTCACACCGTCCTCTATGATGATTTGATTCACGCTACCAAAGTGTTTGTTCAAGAAATGAAGAATACAGAAGAGAAATATATTGTTCATGCTACTACATGGCTCAATCAGAAAAGGTATTTAGATTATAAAGACGGGAAGATTGATAAGCCTAAACCACTTAACAACATAGCAGGATAAATTATGAAACAAACATTACACCAAAGATTAACTGAAGAAGGCATATCGCTTGATTATAAAGATGGTAATAATAAAATTCATTGCCCTAAATGTCAGCCACCTCATAATCCTAGAGATACCCCGTTATCATTAACTGTTAAAAGTGATACAGCAGTTTGGTATTGCCATCATTGTGAATACAAAGGTACATGGACAGCTGACTATAATGTATTCAGACCTTACACAAAACAAAAAACATACATCAAGCCGGTTATTGAAAACGCTACATATCCGGATAGCATGTTTGACTTCTTCACGAAAAGAGCCATCAGCAAAGAAACTGTTAAGGCTTTAAAAATATATCGCGAGGCTAGTTGGATAGCTTTCCCTTACTTTGATGATAAAGGTAATACATTAAATATTAAGTTCAGGACTCCTGATAAGAGATTTAAGCAATCTAAGGAGTCACAGCCAACCCTTTACAACTATGATAATTGTTACGCTAGTGACACAGTTATATATTGTGAGGGCGAAATGGATGTATTGTCCTTATATGAAGTCGGATTCCCGTACGCTACTACACTTCCAAATGGTGCTCCAAAAGAAGCAAAGTTTAAAGATGATGATGCGAGGTTTGAGCCACTAAAATTTTGCCCGTTAGTTGCTAAGAAGATAATCCTGTTTACTGATAACGATACGAGTGGTCGTGCCTTACATAAAGAATTGTTACATAGATACGGGAAAGATATATGTTGGTTCGTTAGGTTGCCGGAAGGTTGTAAAGATGCCAATGAAGTACTTATGAAGCACGGTCAAGCCATGCTCAAAGAGATGGTTGATAATTGTGAGCCTTATCCGGTTGATGGTTTATATACTGCTAAAGATTATTGGAATCAAATTCAAGAGCTTTACGATGGTCAATATGAAAAGCCTTTTGAGATAGGTATGAATGGTCTTGATGACTTATATAAAATTATGAAGGGTACTTTTCATGTTGTTACAGGTATACCTAATCATGGTAAGTCATTATTCCTTGACCAAGTATTAGTTAAGTTAGCTAAGAAGCACGGTCTTAAGTTTGCTGTGTTCTCTCCGGAGCATTCAACATCAATGCACATTAGAAGATTATTACAGATGGTGATTCAAAAACCTTTTGAGGAAAATCTTGATATGCGAATGACTAAAGAAGATATTGCTGTTGGTATGGAATTTATTCATAAACACTTTTACTTTATAGAGGCAAAAGAAGCAGTACCGAATATTGACTTCATTCTCAAGGTCGCAAAATCTGCATGTATGAAATATGGCATAGATGGTTTAGTGATTGACCCGTATAACGAAGTTGATGCCAAAAGAGGTGGCAATGCTAGGGAAGATGAACATATCCGTGACTTCATATCCACTTGTAAACGATTCTCAAAAATACACGATATCGTTACTTGGGTTGTTGCCCACCCCACTAAATTACCAAAGACTGATAAGGGTGGTTATTCTCCACCGACTGCTTACGACATCTCAGGTGCGGCACATTGGCACAACCAAGCTGATGTTGTAATGACTGTACATCGTGATTTTGATGAAAACTCTACATCTGTATTGTTAAGAAAAGTTAGAGAACAGGACTTATACGGAAAGATTGGTGAAGCTAAGTTCTTCTATAATTTTAAAACGAGGTCCTACGAGCAGTTGACTACGGGCGACTGGGAATCTTACGACTTTGATTAACACGCTCACGGAGTTCACTGGTGGAGAAAGAATGTTTTCTATCATTGTAATATAATTCAATGAAGTCTAAATGACTGCCGGTGAATTCCTTGTCCTTGTATTCAATACCTAAGAATCTGATATGTGGTCGTATTGTTAATAACATATCAATGATATCTTGCTCAGTAGTAAAAGGTATTACACAATCAACATATTCTAAACCTTGTACTTGCACCCATCTTTCAAAGATAGTTTGTATAGGTTTATTTTTAGTATCTGGTCGGTCAACAGTTGGGTCATTCAATAATCCTACAACGAGGTAATCACAATTAGCTTTGGCTTCTGCCAACATAGCGACATGACCTGCGTGTAACATATCAAATGTACTACATGTATACCCAATCTTCGCTCCTGTTTTTTTTAAATGTTCAATTTTTGCTAACATGATATAACTCCTCTATTTTTTCTTGACATACTTTTTTGTTGTCAGTGTATTTGTAAAACCTTAACCAATGAGATAACTCTAATTGTTTCATGGGGTATTCTGCATACCTACTCATGACATACTCATATCTACTGGCCTCATTAAAACGATTCAACGACATTGCTAATTTACTTACATCAAGCAACCATGATGTGAAGTCTTTTTCTGAATATATAGGGTCAATAAAATATATATGGTCGCCTCTAGTAATGAAGTTATCAATAGCACTATCACCATGACAAAAACTAACATTGTTATTCATTACATCTGCAATATGGTTATTATCAAGCACATCTATATATTCTCTATTGAGCTTTTGTTCTTTGATATGTTTATTACACCTATCAATATAGACATTCCATTTTTTTACATTTAGTGTTTTTGAATTGTAGCTATCAATCACATTACATAAACTCACGACATCAGTATCAGCAGTTTTATCTATGTATTCCATTGTTATAGTTTTGCCGATAAGTTTATGAATCAAAGGCGTGTGTAGATTAATATCTTTCGCTTTTTCATACCACTCAATAGCCTGTTTTGAATTTGTTGCAGTTTTGCTTACTTGATTGCCTTGTTTAATTACATAAGAACCGGACATGCCGTACATTCTTTTGTATTCAAGTTCAGCGAATGCTTCTGGGGTTAATGCTTTATCATCAATGTAATATGTTGCTAGGTATTTCTGAAATGAAAGTTTATGGTACTTGACTCCGTTCTTTACTAACCAAAGATGAATCTGTCTGCCATATTTTTCTTCTGCTTTTTCTGAGTCGCCATTACAACTTAATTGACCTCTAGCTGTAACAATATATATTTCCCAACCATTGTCATAAAAGAAATTGAGTTTATCTATAACTTTCTGATTAGGTATTGCGTTGTTCCAATCCCTGTTAAGAGTGAAACTTATAGTGTCATCAAAATCACAATGTATTCTTTTGTCGTGACTCATACGCTTTCTTCCAAGATATTATAGACTCTAGTCTTTTATTATCACCATCTTCTGTGGTCCAATTTGGGTTCATTTTATATTTGAGCTTCACGAAATCAGGAAACTCATCTCTCAACTTTTGATAGCACCATTGATGCGTTTTATTATTTCTAAATTCAGAATTACCACCTTCTTTCCCGTGTTGATGAAAAAAAGCATAGTTGTAAAGAACTAAATTCTTCATACCTTTCGTGAACATAGATAACAAAGCATAAAAATCTTCAAAATTCTTAGCACCAGTTTTTTTATATAAACCATCAAAAGAAATATCATTATCATCAAACATTTTAGTATTTATGCCATAACAGGAATATGACCTCTGTATCTCTGCTGAATTTTCTAACACTCTATTGTTACCGGCTCTATCTGAAATACCAACCCAAGCATATGTATCAAGAGCATCGCTTACTACTGATAACATTTCCCGCATACTTTCTTTATTTATATTGACGATTCTTCCGGCAGGTGTTCGTTGATAAAACTTCACTTGGTCATCTACTATAAATATCTTTTCACCCATAAACATATCTACTAGCTTCTGCCTAGTGTCAGCGATACCATCAGTGATGCCTAAGTCTATGACTTGTGCCATTGGGTTAAGATGTTGTAAATACTCCACACGGGTCGTATCCGTACATAGATATATATTATTGAGTTGTTCAGCAGGGAATGATTTAAAAGATACTTGGGAATCTTCCCTCATGTAAGTCGGTATGACTATTTTCATGCGTTAATTTTATCGCCCTCTTTCCTATTTTTCGCCCTGTGTAATTCATCGTTGATGCTACCACAATGCATCATGTTTTTTCTGTAGTACGCTACCAGAGATATTCTTTCAAAAGGTTTAGTTGAAGTCATTGCTGTATTCCCATGCACCTCATGTACATCAAAGAAACATACATCGCCACTAGATAAATCAAATGCTACATCCCATCTTGGCATAACAGTAAATCCACCCTCATAAGAACCGGCACTCAAAACTGCTAGATTACCCAAAGCACACTCTAAATCACCGGCATCTTTATGATAGGCAGTTTGAAAGTTTTTGTTGATCGTTACTGTTGTAAAAACTGTATCAGTAATAACAAAATCACTACTCGTTTCATCAACTACTGCTTTATGTTCAGCGAACTTTTCAGGACATGCTTCTTCATACATTTTTGAAATGTACTTCAACATCGGTACACCTTTCGCAAATTTTTCTAAATGCTTTTCCGTGTACATAGTTTGACGACAATATGGAAACCTTACATTCCTATCAAAATAACCGGCTATACCCGACCTAACTTTTTTTGCCCTTGATACTCTACTCAAAGTACCATCTTGTTTTACTACACGAAATCTTTTGTCATTTAATTTGACATTATTGGCTGAATCATCAACTCCACTTGAACCATCAGCATAAGCCAAAGGTCCTGCCGCATTTCCCCTGTTCTCACTTATGGTTGCCGCAGGTTTAAATCCTTCATAAGCATCTCTACATATATTTGCTGGAATTTTATTTTTTCTAAAGAAGAATAATGGCTGACCATCACTACTGTAACAATTACAGTCATCGCTAATAACAGTTGAGTAATCTTTTTCAGAAGCATAAGTACCCATCATATCATTAGCATTTGCTTCTGACATCTTAGGCTCTAATATATATTCAGGTATCTGACTCATTTTTAACTGCCCTAAAAACTATGTCGGAAAAGTTTTCTATCCCGTATTTATCTTTCAACAAAAGCAGACATTGTTTAAATTCAGCTAATTGTTGTAAATCATATAATAGCATAAATTGTTTTACATTCGTTTCAGGAACATCAAATGTACTATCAATCTGCATGTCCCCAATATCAACATCATCAGGTGCATCAAATTCTAACATTGACTCATTTAATTTTGCAATTTCATCTAAATCAAAACCTGTCATATTCAAATCAAAATCAAAGTCAGCTAATTTATCAAACTCTTTAGCAAGTAATTTCTTATCCCATTGGGCATAGTCTTGAGATTTGTTATCCATTAACCGGTAAGCCATTTTTTGCTCATCAGTTAAATCAGTAGCTATTTTTACAGGTACTTTTTTTATGTCTAAAAGTTTTGCGGCTTTTAATCTGGAATGTCCTGCTAGGATTATCATATCTTCATCAACAACTATCGGTGATTGCCAACCATAATTGCTAATACTTTGTGCTACCTTTTCAACTGCTTTATCATTTATTCGTGCGTTGTCCTCGTATGGGGTTATATCATCAACGCTTTTCATTACTGTTTTAAATGCCATTATTCCTCCAAGTCATAAAAGTCATTCGGCTCTACATTGCCATCGGTTATTTTATAAATCATCTCCATCTCATTCTTTCTAGGTATACGAACTCCAAGTATCCATTTGGCTAGTGTACCCTGTGGAATATATTTCCCAGTAGCCATTTCACATATATCTATGAACTTCATTTGAGTTAAATTTTCTGATTGTAAATATTCTCTAAGTTGCATAATTGTCCGTAGGGTATTAACACCCTGACCCCTTTTATTTATTCCTATTTGGAATTATACTGATACTTCAATTGAAAAACAATACATTGAGGAATTGAATAATGAATAAAAATAATCCGTTTGAATATCATGGCATTGAACACTTATCAGCCAGTTCTATAAACACTTATATCACCGACCCTTGTAAGTTCATCTACAAATACTTATTTAAGTTTCCCGGAAAAGCAGGTCCCGGAGCTTGGCGAGGCATTGTCGTTGATGAAGCTGTGGGTTTATACCTTAGTATGGATAAACCAAACATCAGCAAGGTTACAGATGTCGCTATGAAAAGATTTAAAGGTTTAACCGACCATAATGAGGTTGACCATCATGAGCCGAAGGTAGAAAAAGAAAGACACCTCGTTCCTGAATACATTACTACAGCTTGTGAATACTTTGCTAGTTTAGGTAAGCCAGAAGAATATCAAAAATCAATCAGTCTTGAAGTAGATATGCCAGTTCCAATAATTGGTTATATTGACTTGAAGTACGATGGTATCGTGCGAGATATAAAGACAGTAGGTCGTATGCCTAGTGAGATACCAAACACAGTCAAGAGGCAACTCTCATTGTATGCGAAAGCAGAGGACAGCATGGCTATCGTTGATTATGTCAATGTGACTAAAACGAAAACCGATGTTAAATCTATTGTCGTAGAAAATGTAGATGAGCATTTTGAGGACTTGATGAGAGGAGCTAGAGCTATAGAGCGACTTCTTTCAATGGGTGACAAATATGAAATCGCAGAAGCTTTTTTCCCGAACTTTGATTCTTGGATGTGGAGTCCGGAAGAAAGAGCTAATGCATCAACAATATGGAGAAAATGAAAAATGATAGATTTATTAAATGAATGTATTAAAAAAATTGACGCTTTACCAAATGAGGCACCTCACAAGGCTAATATTAAAGGTAAGTGGTATTCAATAGTTGCTACGAGAGTGAGCATATTCAGGGAGGTATTTGGAACTGATGCAAACATCAAAACCGAAGTCTTACATGATGACCTTGAAAGAGTAGTAATGAAAACAACTATATTTGCCCGTCAGCAAGGCGTGTGGGAAGAAATTGCCCATGGTCATGCCGAGGAATTTAGAGGTGCGAATATGATTAATAAAACTTCTGCTGTAGAGAACTGTGAGACGAGTGCCATAGGAAGAGCATTGGCTAATCTAGGTTTAAGTGGTGGAGAGTTTGCTTCGTCTTTTGAAGTTGATAGTGCTATCAATAATAAAGAATCAGCACCCGATGTTAAGGAAACATATCAAACGCGATATGTAATGCTTAATGATAAAGGTGCGAAGATATCTAGTTACACAGATGTTGATAAGTACCTTACAGCCTTGGCGTTGGTACTTGGTCAAAATGCACAAGCAAAAGATAGTGTAAGAGCAGATGCTTACTACAAGCATAATAGAGCTACTATCAAAAATGTTTATGCTGACCTACCAGATGCACATAAGAAGAAAAAGGCTTTCAATGATTTGATTGTCGCTTATGAGAATCGTGAAAACTAGAACTCTAAAAGATTCAGTCTTTATTTGCCTTATGAATGGTAAGTGGTGGACATTTTGGGATTTGAAGTCAGAAATATACGATAAGGTTGGTCGCTTCTATGACCACACATCAATATCTGCCTCACTTCGTGAAATACGCCATTTACCTAGTAGGCAAAGATACGGACTCCCTTTAGATATGAATATTGAAGTCATAGCTAGGCGAAAAAGGGAAGATGGTAAAGGGCATGAATACAAGTTGAATTTAACTGAAATTGAAATTGCTAAAATTAAGGAGAAAAAAAATGCAAGATGAATTTAAAAACGCACCTAGAACGGGACGACTGTTTGCTGAAAACCAAGTCCAATGCGTGAGGAAAGGAACTATCAGTACCCCGTGTGAGCCATACACAAATGATGAGGGAGAACTGGTTACAGATGAAGATAGATATTATTCAATACTGCTTTACACCAAAAGGAATGCTAAAGGCGATGTAGAGTACCAAAAGTATGAGTTATGTTTATCAGTTGGTAGGTTATATATCAACGATAAAAAGAATGAGAACAGTCCTGATATTGATGGTCCTGTGACTATTGATGGTCAGAAGTTCAAATTCTGTGGTTGGAAGAAAACAGCTTCTAATGATAAAGAGTTCACGAAAGTGACTCTGTATGAAAAAGAAGATGTAGAGCCTACTGGTGAACTTGAAAACAGCGACGCTCCTTTTCCTCAAGATACCATAACAGATGAGGACATTCCTTTTTAGATTATGAAAGTATTTCAAGCACTACAAATCCAACATGTCTTAGATGGGAGGCAAATCCCGTCAGACATGATGGACGAACACCTTGTCTACTATTCTGAATCACGAAAATCATTTGTAAGGATTGTTGATATGGATATTGCTCATTTAGTAAGAGCATTTAATAAACTATATCAGCCGAATGAATATGATGAACCGGTTGCAGAAGAATTATCTAAAGCAGATAAAGAGGAGTTGGCCTCATTAAGATTAATGCGAATGGATACCATTGAAAAAATCCGTGAATTATTACACGGGAAGGATAACGAAATATGAAAAAGAAAGTTGATAAAACTGAAAAAAGAAAACTGAAACTGTCTGATATTGATAAAGCAATAAAAGATAAATTAAAACAAGATGGCATTAAAGATAAATGGATAGGCAAACATTTAACTATTGATGTTATCGGATTTGAGGATTAGATATGCTACTAAAATTTAATACAGGGAAACCTAATACTGCCACTGTTCAATTTAGGATTGACCCAGAGACAAGAAAGAAACTAACAATGTTGAGAAATCATTATGGTGTCACCACCGGAGTATTGATTAAAGAAATGATTATTCAATCTTACCAAAGCATTACGCCAAAATCCAAATGAGTGATTCAAAAATGTTTATATATAACGACTATGGATATAACTCAAATAACTCTATAGCGATTATATGGTCAGTAGAAGATGTTCAACAGGTAGTTGAAGATTATGAACTTAAAGTGAGGCTAACTCATGATGAGTGTATGGAAGTATTAACTTATATGGAAAGAAAAGCCGATTGTAATTATGGGGTATGTTGGGAAAATATCTATGATGCGATACTATATGTACATGAAGAAAAGTTCCCGAAAGAAAAAAAAGGTTAGATATGAAAACCGGCAACACCTTGAATATGTGGCTACTTTGCCTTGTATGATAAGTAGAGCCGGATTCATAACACACTCAGGTCCCATTCAGGTACACCATTTATTGAAACCAAGTGATGGTAAGCGAGGGTGGGGTTTGCGTGCCGGAGATGACCAAGTTGTCCCTTTATGTGCACATCATCATGCTGAACTACATACAAAAATTGGTAACGAGTTTAAATTTTTTGAGAAGTATGGAATGAAAGCCGATGCAGGGCAACAGTACGCAAAAGAGTTATTTGAAGGAACTAACTCACAAGATGATGAATATTTTGACGATAATTTACCATTTTAGTCATGAAAAACACTTATTTATTCCAAAAAGGGTTTACGAACATGCAAAAATGATTAAAATGATATGTATAAATTGAAAAAAGGAGAATTGAAAAATGACTTACTTAACTTACGAAACTACTCAAGAAGCCAGAATTGCTTACATTGAGTCTTACAGATTGGTTCATAACTCTGAACCTCAAAATATTGAAGGACGCTCAAGAGCGTGGTTCTGTTTACAGAATCATTCACTTAGGAGGTCTGTATAATGATTACTGTATATCACGCGACTGAGTTCATGAACAACGAGAAGCCTTACCAAAAAGTTGCTTCTATCAAAACTGTATCTTTCCAACATGCCTACAGATTAACTAATAATGTTGATGAGGCTTGGGTTGATAATCTAGATGTCAAATTAGAATGTGAATTACCTGAAGGTCAAAATAGCCTTAGGTCTACTTCTTCCGGCGATGTAATGATTCTTGATGAAGGTACAGACGACGAATTAGTATTCTTTTTAGTTCCTATGGGTAATGGTCCTAGAGGTAATAGGATTTATGAAAACAGTGGCGATACTGAAGAAATAAATAACTTTGATGCTAATGGGTTCTTCTATAACGGGAATCATAAAATCTACGCTAAAGACGGGAGCCTCATGGCTATCTTTACTAAGCCTTCTAATCAGGAGGCTTCATAATGTCTAAACCAAAAATGCACCCTAGCGTACAGCGTGAAATTAGAGCATGTAATCTTGATGAATTATATGCTTTGTTCAGAGAGTGTATCGGTAATACTAAAATACACAAAGATGATAAGCCAGTCCTTCTGGCTTATATTGAAATGAGAATTAAAAAACTTCAAAAAAAAGCAGACTATGAAGATACAGAAATGTCAGATAGTGCTTACATAAAAAAATGGGGGAGTAAATAATGAAGCTTTTAACTAAAGAAATAAAAAGATTGCTTGATAGCAACAACGAGAGGGATTCTGAAGATAGAGTCCCGTACCTCAAACTTTTCAATCCTTGTGGCTCAGCTACTTGGTTGTTGACTGAGTTCAATGAGGGTAGTGGCTTGTTCTTCGGGTTATGTGACCTAGGTTTCGGTAGTCCTGAACTTGGTTATGTATCGCTAGAGGAGATAGAAGGAGTTGAACTGCCCTTAGGATTGAAGATTGAACGGGACATGTGGTGGGAGCCTGAGGGTACTCTCATTGAATACTATAATAAGGCGAGAGCCGAGGGGGAGATATGCAATCTGTAATTTATAGAGTCTATCAAGACTATATGGGTGGCGAGGTTTACTGTATGCAAACAACTGACTTGAAAATGGCTATCGCTAAACTTTCAAGACTACATGCAGAAGGTCTTAAAGCAAATATCAAAACTAAACGCAAAGGAGAGCCGAAAGATGCTTGGCAGTAAAGAAGAACTCATGGAGTTTGAAGATTATGTTGACAGAGAAATGTGCGAGTTTTTAATCGGTCTACAGAATCGTATTAACAATAAAATTGAAAAAGACGAACTTACTTTTTCAGGAACAATTGAAGATTATATGGACGAAAGTGAACTCAACAATATAAAGACATTACAGGGCGAGTTATACAAACAGACCCTTTCATACTGCGTTGCAAAGAATCGCACGCAGAGAGAGGCTCCGGCTATCCTAAGTACATATATTAAGTATGTACAGGTTTGCGTTGAATCTGATTGGGCAGAAGGTCAAATGGGAGGCAGTAATGGACAATACCATTAAAATATACGATAGGTGCAAAATTAAAGGCACAACATTCTTCGGTCAGTATCTTGGTCAAGATAACGATGGCATGGTATATTTTCATGACGAGGAAACACAAAAAATTGAAAAGGTAAAGAAAGATAAACTAATCAAAGCCTATGAAAAATATTAAGGGGAAAATAATGCAAGTACATCCGTATCCAGAATTTCATTACAGCGACACTCAATCTTATGACGAAAACTATTACAAGTGGAAAGATATGTCAGATTATGAAGCCAAACAAGAATGTAGAAATCCATACACTGAAGATGAAGGAAAAAGTATCTTCAGAAAGATGTGGGGTTATAAGGCTCTTACAGGATTGAATGTAAATCGGGTATTTTAGTTTGGATACCTTTATAGCGATTATTCTATGCATCTTATCCGGTTTGTTCGCTTGGGGTTCAGCTTGTGCTGTAAACAATAAGAAGCTATCTAACCGGTTAAGAAAAAACAGCGTAAATAAAAACACTAGGTCGCCTAGGTATGGGAAATTAATTCAATGCCCTAAGTGTGCTGAACAAACTAGAGTTTATCATTTTTCTTGGTCAGCGATTGTTTGTGATAACTGTGAACAAACTGTAGATAAGTTTAGTTGGCGTATAGACTAAGTTTTCGCTGTTTCTGATTGATACATAATATTTAATCCGGCTAATGTACATAGCCTATTCTTTTCGTCTTTACCTTTATCTGATAGTTCAGCTTTATCGCCTTTGACTTCAACATAGCCTTCTTTTATTAAGTCAGTCAATAAATCACTAGGCATATTATCCCCGAACATTATTGACAATATACCACCTAGTCTTTTGGTTTGCGTTTTGCTTAATGCCATTTGACTTCTTTCAAATCCTCATAAAGCTCATGTGCTATTAATATTTCTGATTCAGTGAGGTTATCATCATGCAATGCTTTTTTTAATAATTTTACAATTAATGGAAGTTCTTCATCTTCTCTAATAATTATGCTCATATTAGATATGTGACCAGTCCTCGCCTTCAAATAATAATGCTTCTGCTTCCCTTCTACGAATTAAACCTTCAAGAACTTTCCCACCGGCTTTATTCCATCTTTTTATTTGGGTAGGTACTTCCTCGTACGCTCCTGAATTTAAAACTTTCAACATTGTTGATGACTTCAAATTGGCAGGTCCTAAATTGAAACACCATGCAACTAAAGAATCAAATTGATACTGTGATAGTGGTACTTCAACTAATTGTTCTACATACCCCTCAAATTCTTCTAAATCTAATTTAAGCATTTCTTCAGCGTGTTCTTGTGACCAATTCTGACCAGATTGAGCAGTTCTAGTATGCCCATATCCTATTGTCAGTACATTAGCCGAGCAAAAATATGGCTCTAACCGACAACCTTCAAATTTCTTTATTAAACTAATTCCTTCTTGAGATGTCTGCATTTTATTCCCCCCACGACCCATCTTCTTTAACATGACCTGTCTTTTTTCCACCCCAGTATTCAACTGCGTGACCTTCATCAATAAGCATTTGGCAAACGCTTTTACCATCGTCTGTATAAGGGATACCAAGTATTCTCCCATATTTGCCTTTTCCTAATGATTGTATCTTGAATGAATCTTCGCATATTTCTATAAGCCTATCTTTGGCTTTTAGACCTAATGCTTTTTCCTCTAAGTTTCTTGTTCGTGATTCAGGCGTATCAATACCTGCTAATCTCACCCGTTGTTTGTGTAGCTTTACATCAAAGCCTAAATCAAGCACTACATCTATGGTGTCTCCATCTACTACCCTGTCTAAAATTGCATTATAAACAAATGGCGTAATGCTATCAGACATGATTACTTATCCTTTGCTTTCATAATGTTAAGAGCCAGTAGCTCAATAACTGAATACAATTTTTTAATCATATTATCGTCTTTTGGTGTCGGAGTTAAAGCACAGATGATTGATGCACCGCATACAACAGCTGTTATTATTCCTAACCACTCTCCTATAAATCCAAACATAATATCCTCCTCTGGTTTAATAAGAACCTTGATTCTAACCTGTTAATCATTTTTTTGCGAGTTTTCGTCATCATCATCATATTCCCTATAAAACTCAATAATGTGTAATGTATCCTGTAGATACCTTTTTATTTCTGCCATGTTCATAGATAAATTTTCATATTCTTTAGTCGTCAAAGAATAGTAAGCAGAAATGGGAGCAGAGCCGTCCTCCAAATCTTTTAGATACTGTTCCATCAATTGAGGAGTCATGACAGTCCAATCTACATCCACCATTTGGATTTCTAGGGGGAGTGGTGGGTGATACATTGGGGGACGCTCTGAAATCGTTCTGACCTCAACGGGCTTAGTTTGACTAGGTATCATTGAACACCCAGCAAACATAAAACATAAACTAACTATCAGAAGATTTTTCATCTTTCTCAAATTGTTTTGGGTCGCTTATTTTTTCAAAGTCGGCTTTTAATCTTTTGACGGCTTTGTTAATTTTAATTTCTATGAGTCCGGGTTTAGCTAGAGCAAGAGCATCTAGATCATGGTTCGCAAATGTTGACCTAAGTTTATTTACCTCTCTGGCAGTTTCTTGATTCTGTGCTGACAATTTATTATTTTGCTCTTGTAGTTGTACAGCTTTAGCTAGATGTTCAGCTATAGCATCATTTTGTTGTTGTATTGAATTTTCTAGAGCTAGTTGATTGCCTTTGAGAACCGATATTTGGTCTAACAATCTATCTATATACCAAGAACTACCACTTACTGATAGTATGAGCATGATACCTAGTGCGACTGCAATTTTAGTTCCCATATTGGAATTATTACCTCTACCGGTTATTTTTGCAACTTTCTTACTTCATCATTTATTAAAGGAGCATATATTGTGACTGCTTCTTCTTTACCTTTTACTTTTATTTCATCAATAAGAGATACTGGCATGTCAATTAATTGACGGGTATATTCTGAAATTAATATTGGAGTATCATATTTCCTAGTTGCCACTTCAAGTCTTGCCGATAAATTGACAGCATCGCCTATAACCGAATAATCAAACCTTGATTCAGAACCCATATTACCTACGATACAAGTCCCAGTATTTATACCTGTCCCAAATTTGACAGGTGGCATGTCAGATAATTGACTATTTAATTCTTCAGCTAACAACTCAATCTCTATAGCCGACTTCAGTGCTAATTTGGCATGTTCTTTGCATTCAATAGGTGCATTCCAAAAAGCCATAATACAGTCGCCCATGTATTTGTCTATTGTTCCACCATTAGCCAATATGATATTAGTCATCTTATCTAAGAACATATTTATTAATTCAACTAATCCTTCAGGGTCATCAGCCTGTTTATACTTTTCGCTTATAGGCGTGAATCCTACAATGTCTGTAAACAGGAAAGTCATTTCTTTTCTTTCGCCACCTAACTTCATCATAGACGGGTCTTTAACTAATATATTGACCATGTCCGGTGATAGGTATGTAGAGAATTGGCCTTTGATTTGTTTGGCGAGTTTCCATTGTTCTTTAAACCTTAAATAGAAAGCAGTTGAGCCAGTCAAGAATTGAGATATTACTGCCCATGTAACATCAATCAATAAACCGGAAGCAATTAATGTAATACCACTATATATAGTTACAGCTATTATCAATATCGCTGATGTTATACCTGCGTAAACATTCATAAATGTTATACATAACCAAACGAAAAGAAGTGATATAACTATTATTGATATTTCAGCTATCAGGGAGTATTCAGGTATCCGAGGACTGTCGGGTATTAGTATTGACTCACTAAGTGCTGACTGAATTTTATGTGGCTCTAATAGTCCTACTGGGGTTGCTATTTGAGGCATGACGCCTTTAGCAGTAACTCCTATAAAAACGAATTTACCATTAACATCCATTTCTTGTAAGGTAGTTTGAGGAGTATCCACCCATGATATCCATTTTCTTCCTAAAGTATCAGTCTTAACCGGCTCTAAACCTTGCACAACAACTTCTTCAATTCCTAATTCATTAGTCTTAATAATGTATGTCCCGTTTCCGGCTAGTGCTTTCATTACCTCTGTGCCGAAAGATGATACATAGCCGTCTGGCGTTTTATAAAGTAATGGTATTCTTCTTACTAATAAATCAACATCAGTCGGAGCCGATGAAATACCTTGACCTGCAGAACTTTTTAGAATGTCAATGTTTTCAACGACCCCTTCAGACATGATACCACCTGCATTATCGCCTAAAATGACTGTGCCACTTGGTTCGGGATAAAGTCCGTTAGGTACAGCAAACATACTTAAAATGGAACCACCATAATTTAACACTTGTGCGAATGCTTCATCGCCACCCAATCTATCAGGTTGTGGGAAAGATATTACCCAACCAACGCCCAAAGCACCTTTGTTAAGTAGTTGTACATGAATCTCTGCAAGCCTCTGCCTAGGTAAAGGGTAGCCACCTTCTCTCGCTACATCTTCTTCGGTAATGTTCAGTATCGTGAAATATCCTGATGGCTCATATTGTTTTACAAATCTATCAAATGTTTTAAGTTTTAATGTTTCAGTAGGTGTCGTTTGGTAAACCAAAGGTAGTGATAGGATAAAGATAATTGGGATAATCAAATACTTCATCAAGTAACTGTAGCATAAAGTAAATAATATTATTATTCCAAAAAGGGTTTACTTTTCTAAAATAATGATGATAATGAAATGGTTGATACTGTAAATTGATAAATAGGAGAAATTGAATATGACAATAAGAATAGAAAGAACTGGTGGTTTTGAACTTCAGGCTTCTGAATGCCCTAAGTGTCAGGCTCCCACGCTTGACCAAACTTCCAATCGTGAGGATTGTGAGAACTGTGGCTACTGGCTTGTCTACGCCACTGGCGAGGGTTGGGGTGGCTATCGTGAAGAATAGTCAATACGAGAAACGCTGTAAAGAGTGTTTCACAATAACTGTTTCTGAAAAACCTTTAGAAAATGGTGAACCTTGTGAACCTTGTGAAATCATGAATCAATCTACTAAAAATTCTCACTTAGTTGACGATTGGATTCCTAAACATACACATCAATAATCCTACCTCTTAGGGATTGAATAAATCTGTATTTTCTATACTTGTTATACATCTATCCTGAACTCTGCCTGATAGTTATACTTGAATCGTTACCACCATTTATCCTTACAATTTTACTTACTCCGTCTTGAATAAACAGCACTGTATATGAACCTGAAACATTTAATTGTAAACTTGCTTCTTGATTAACTTTCCTTTGAATATTTAATACTTCACCGTCTATGAAAGTGACTATCTGCGTATCTGGGTCTTGCCCTAACGCTGTTCCTGATATTGCAACTGAACTTGCCAAAGCTAATGCATCTTCTTCTTTAGAGACAGCTAACTCGTCAATGATGTCTAACAAATCTTCTAAAAAATTAACATCAAGATAGTTTATATCTAACTCATTAAACTCTAAGAAATCTTCTTGTAACAAATCTTCAGCTAAGTAATCAATATCTAAATCATCAAAATCAAGTATTGCATCACCTTGGTCAGCATATACCTGCTCATCAAAAGTTTCTTGTTTTTCTGGTGGGGAAACAATCAACATGTTATCAATTATATTTAATGACAAATCAAGTATTACAGGCTTACTAGGTGCTGACTCAAAAACATCAACAGTTGTAGCCTCAAAAGGTTTAGTCAATACCACAGTACCCGTTGCTGTAACCACTTCAATACTGCCACTTGATACGCCAAACTCATCAGGCAATAATATTATTAAACTCCTACCTAGCTCATCAACAGTAGTAGTGAAATCAGTTCCACGAATCGCTATGTTTGCTGTTGGTGTTTCAAGTTTTATATTTTGTTTCGCTATAGCGTTAAATTTACCTGTAACGAATCTAGCAGTCCCAAGACTGAATCTAATACCTAACTCAGCTTTACTCGGGTCTGGGTCATATATGTATTTGGTAATTAGAAGCTTTGAGTGTTCAGTTAAACTAACTCGGCTATCATCAAGGAATGTAATAGCCATACGACCATTTTCAGTTTCAGCTTGGTCATTTTGTTGAATGCTAAAATCTAATTCAGCAGGGTAGTCTTTATCTCTAACTACTTGTGCTTCGCCGTTTAATTCTGATACGCCACCGATTCTAACAACCGGTAGAGCTTCCCCCGTCATTTTGGGTGACACAGATATTAGAATTAGAAGTGTTAGCAATAATTTTAAGATAGTCACGAGCTAATGTTGATGATTGGTTAATGTTGAATGTATTAGTGCTTCCATCTAGTTCTAAGTAAAAGTAACCACTATCAGATGATGTGTTTCCGGCATAACCACTCGCTGTAAAATTAATTGTGTTAGTGCTTCCATTGATGTCCATATAGTTTACAGCATTAGCATAATCTATATCAAAATCAAATGTGTTTGAATCACCAAGTATTATCCAATCAAGATTGAGATAAGAAGCATCATCATTTTCGGCTATTTTTATATCTGCTTCATTACTGCTACCAGTTACATCAATATTCATGTTTATGTAATCAGATATTTCTCCACCTGTACTATTAATTAATAAGTCCCATACATTTGAGTCACCATCAAATTCAAAGAATCCGGTAAAGTTGTCGCCATCAATAGCGTCTGATAAAAATTGGTTACTAGAACCTATTTGATTTATGTCAAGTATCATTGACACACCATCAAGGTCAAGTGCGGTCATAGAACCGGTTGTAGCTGAAGTGCCACCGATTAAATTAGATGAGCCTAGTTGCTCTAAATCAATAGAGGCAGTATTTCCGCTTTGGGTGACTGATATCTCATTATCGGCATCAACTGATACTGCGACTGTTAACAATAATGAAAACAATAACTTATACTTCATGTTTCCAATATCCCCTGTCATAACCGACAGTAATAATATCTAATAATGCACTTTCTATTGCCTTTTGTAAAGCTATAGTGTTTGACTCATTAGTTGCCCTGCCAACTTCTATTTCTACTAACTCAGTTCCGGCTTCAATAAATTTGAATACATCTTGGCTTCTCCCGTGTGAATATATAGTTTTTGATTTGCTTGATTCAATTAATATTTCACCAGTGTTAACGCTTACCAACCTTAGACTCACAGTGACTTTATCAGTACGATACATCTCACTTGAACCAACTCCTAAGTACCTTGCCCCGACACCACCACTCACCATATTCGTTTCATAAGATACAACAGCACCTTCAAATAAAACACCTGCGAATAATAAAGGCAGTAATGCGTTGTCTTGTTTCAACTGCTCCCTCGTTGAGCGTATAAGCTGTCTCTCTTTTGTGAGATTATCAAGACCAACCCTTTCTACCACTCTAAAGAACTTTCCGTCTGATACCTGTTTGAGTGTCCTGATTAGTAATGCTGATGGTTGTTGGGTAATAGCACTAGAGAATAATGCAAATTGACTATTGCTTTTCCTTTGGCCTGTTTGGTCGGTAAATGCAGTTGGGTATACAGCGACTACTGGCATTATTATAGGTGCTACCACTTCTGATAAAGATTCCGATATAGGTAATTCAAAAGGCGTATCCATACCTTTACTTGGGAATCTAGCTGACTCCGTATCTTTAGCTACATCTAAGATGCTACAGCTAGAAAGTAAAAGAACCAATAGGTAAGGTAATCTCTGTAACATTTCCATCTGCGTCCGTTATTTTAAGTGTAATCATTAAGCCATCAGGACTAACTGTATATTCTATTGTAGTCCCCATGAACTCTAATACGCCTGATGTTTGTGGAGTTTCCCCGAAAAGTTGGTCAACCAGTTGTCTTGATAATTGTGCATAAATGCGACTTTCTAAATTCCTTAAAAATCTAGCGAGTGTAGTATTTTCTGCGTCTCTTTCTTGTTGCTCTTTCAAGGCTTTGAATTCAGCTTTAATATCTGCCTTACGATTAAACTCTTGATTTTCAATAGTTAAATAATGACTTGAGGTGCCGACTCCAGAAAATGATGGGTTCTTAAATTTATGTACTAATTCGTCAGCTTGTAGGTTATGCCAACCAATACCTATTATTAAGATAAGTGCTATAACCATTATGAAATTGATTATCTTATCTTTTTGAATGTTATGTTTACGCCTAGCTATCTCTATTTTGCTCGGTCGCCCTTTCTTTGCCATTATGCTCCTTTAACTCAATAGCTGTTTTCAGCTTCTCTTGTAATCGTATCATATCTTGATCTAATAGCCTAAGTTGGTCAGTTAGCCGTATTATAGTTTTTTGCATTTCGCTGACGGCAGGTTCTACAGTTTTCGTTATCGTTATCCAAACATAATAAACAAAGTACCCTAAACCGACTACCATGATAGTTGTGAAACCAAATTTTTCTACTAATGTTACTATATCCATCAATCACGCCTAGCATCAATCTTCCCATCTTCTACGAAGTTTTCTGCTCTTGCTATCCGCGATAGGTCAGGTGCTAAATTCAAAGCACTTGATACAACTGTATCAATCCGAATGATGTCATTGTTCATTGTTGAAGCTCTCACTATCAACATTTTTGAAATACCTTCTACTGTTTTAATCTTGTTGACTAAACCAGTCATCATTTGTTTCATGATTAGAAATATAAAATAACCCATAACTAATCCACTAGCTATAGGCAATCCGACCTTTTCAATTAGGTCAAATGCTTCCACTAATCTTCGCCTTTAAAACTCTTTGAAGCACCCGATGTACCGGCATATAGACCGAACCATGCCGCTCCTGCACCTACCACTATTGATATTAGACCCGATTGCTCAAAGGTAGGCGTAGGCAAATCCATAAACCATATTGTGCATTTATATAACAAGACGATATAAACTGTTAAAAACATACGGGGAAAGATACGCCATGAATCAACAGCTTGTGCTAAATGTATCCATCTTTGATGAGGATTTACATTAGTCACATCTTCTAAGTCTCTTATTTTTCCTTTGAGTTCACTTATTTCTTGAACCATAGCCATGAACTTATTAAGGTCCATTTCAACTTCATTCCTATCCATGTCGCCACCAAAACGACCACTTCCCATATTATCATTCATAATTTACTCCTTTAAGTATATTTATCTTTTACTGCCTTTCTTGCTAGATAAAATCCACCAGTCTTGGCACTATCTCCGAACTTTCCTGAATCAATATCATGATATAGCTTATCAAGTTGGTCTTTGAACTTGCTGTAATATTGTTTCCTATTGTCTGCTTTTGATTGCTCTTTATGTAAGTTTATATTCATTCCCCATACCTCTTAACAATTATTTGAGTTCCATTATGTTTTTGATAATGTAGCTTCTCAAATTTAATCATATATGTGCTTGGCTCTTGAACAGTTAATGTAAGAGTTGTATCAGTCATAGTTCCCTGTAATGTTCCGTCCATGTAAACTTTTGTGCCTGATGGTAGACCTGTAACATTTATTACATCATCAATAGCAGGAGTAGTTGTAGAGAAAGTAAAGTCCCAAGCTGTTTTTTGAACTAAAGCAGTAGCGTCAGAATTAACATAATAATTTTCATCAGGTTGGTTATCATCTGCTAAATCTAAAGCAACATGAGAAAAACCTAAATCCAATTGAGCTGTTTTTATGCCATCATTAATCTGACCTGTTGTAGACCAAACTATTTCTTTATTAGAATTGTAAAAAATATTATATGTTGTCATAGGCTTCCATTATTTAAAAAATTATCAGCAGTAAATATAACATATGAATAAAAGTAGACAGAATCATTACCAAGTGAAGTTGCTTTTCCAACAACATCATCAAAAGTTCTGCCCCCTACATTTGTTAGCTTAAAACTGCTAGTTGTCACATCAGTAATAGCAAGTCCTACAGTACCTGATGATTCAGGGAAAGTTATCTCATCTCCACTTTCTTCATCATCTTCTTGGTATTCAACAGAACCTGAGGAATAAGTAAAAGGACTATATGAGCTTGTAGCTTGTCCACTTGCTATTTGTGTAGCACTACAAAATCTAACAGCATAGGCAGGTGTGTATCCTAAATTATGAGTAATGGTATGCTCATGTTGAGAGTAAGTTGTTGAATTATATGTATATGTAAGTTGAGCACCACTTGTTCTATGTTGTACTTGTGGCACTAAAATATTTTGACCATAAGATTGAACTATAAGACTTTCTACTGCCCTTGAATCAAACCCTAAAGGCTCATCAGAAGTGACTACATTTTGACCTGCTCTTGAAACAAAAAGACCGTCATCACTTCCTCTCTTGCCAACTAAAACTCTGTTAGCCATTAGAATAAAGCCAAGTTTGAATATCGTGGAGCTACATAAGACTTTACTGATAATGATTGAGTTGTATTGTTAGTAATTGTAATTGTTTCAAGAGTATTACTTTCAACAATATTAAATGCTGCTGATGAAGATGAAGATGTATTTATATTTAATCTGCCAAAACCTATAAAACCGAAAGCTCTATTAAATGAAATACTTGATAAATCAATGGTTGCTGTAGCTCCTGATGTAAGTGTAGTGGTTGTAGTTGTAGCACCTGCAGTTGTTATTGGTGCTAGTTGAAACATACCTATAACTCTTGAAACATCAGTAACAGAGCCATTATCAGTATTAAAAATTAATTCATCTGCTGTACATGAAGTCACATCTTTACCAGTCCTTGAAACATACAATCCAAAACCTGCTGAAGCAGAACTATGTCCATGATTGGTATTTACATTTTTTCCTAAAATTAATCTATTAGCCATAATAAGTTGAGTTCATATATCCGTAAGCTAGAGGTATTCTTAAAACAAAAAAAGAACAATTACCACACTGTACAAGGTTTTCGTCATTATCTTCTAATATGTTATAACTTCGCCCTCTACCAACAGGTCCACCTGCTGTAAAAACTGAAGCATTGTTTCTACCAGTTCCATTACCTGTACCAGTAGGAGCAGTTGATGCACCACTAGCAGGAAACATATGAGTAGCAGTTGTTTCCCATATACTAAAAGTGCTTACTTCTTCAAAGCTGTCATAATCTTCTTCATCACCATCTTGTTGAGCTGTACCTGTATTTTCTTCTGCTAAAGTTATCAAAGGTATATAACCTAGTCCTGCTTTAGTAGAACCCGTACCTGTTAAATAATTGATACCATTAGAGTCAATAATACCAACAGCATAAGTTGCAGCATTTATACCTACTGAGCTTTCAAGAGAATCACTTGCAGGATATGAAATTACCATATCACCATTAGCAAAGGCTTTTTCAAGACGGAGTCTGGCACTTCCTGCACCTGCACTATTTCTAAAGGCTTGTATGCCTGTTATTGAAGCACTGTTAATATCATTTTTTATATCATTACCATTGGTAACTAGGTTTCCGTTAAACATAGTAGTCACACTTGTAAGCGTTACTGTAGTCCCATCAATGATTATTTTTTTTCCTCTAAGGTCAGTACCATTAATAGTTTCATCAATAATAACTGTACCAACTGTTTGAGGGTCAGAATCAGAATTATTGCCAACAAAATCTAATCCGTTAGCACCTGCATATATTTGACCTGTTCTTGCTTTTGTTGAATCAAAGAGAAGGTCTTTATCTGTAGCTGTCAAAACATTGACACTTGGCTTAGATACTCTCAAACCAAATACGCCACTTCCTAGATTTCCAAGCTGTACTCTATTTGCCATAATTAATCTGTAATAAGGATTCTTCCATTTCCACCATCAATTGTTATGTTTCCAACAACTATCTTGTCATCAGAATTACTGCCTAGCGTCATTGTAGCACCTACACTCATATTTCCTGTAATGTTTCCATTTGTATCTATAGTGCTTCCATTATTAGTTGAACCTGTTGCTACACCATCTAACTTACCTGACCTTGTAGAATCTAAAGATGCTAAGTCACTAAGACCTACATTGGCTTTTCCTAGTGTTTGATTTCCACTACCTGCATTGTTTAGACCAAGTGTAGTACCACTTAAACTCAATGTGATTTGGTCATTCTTTAAAATGTTTGGGGCATTGCTACCATCAGACTTAACCTGTGCATCATTCGTGACATTACTTAAACCTACATCAGTAGCTGTAGTGTTTTCATTTTTTATTGAAGCAGGAGCGTTAGTTAAATCAGTTTTTACAGCTCCAAGACCTGTAGCACTTACAGTTCCACCACCTGCATTTGATAAAACTCCTGCACTGCTAATAGAAATTTGATTGTTTTTTAAAACATTGGGTGCATTACTACCATCTGTTTTAATTTGTGCATCGTTTGTTACATTCCCTAAACCAACATCAGAGTTATCAAAGGATACATTACCACTACCTGCATTATCTAAGGAAAGATTACCTGAGCCATCTTTTGACAAAGTAACTTGATTATTTTTAAGACTGTTAGGAGCATTACTCGCGTCAGTCTTGATCGCACCTAAACCTACAGCAGTTGCTTGACCACCACCTGCTCCCGATAAGCTACCATCAGCACCTATAGATATTTGTGCGTTCTTTAAAGCATTCTTTGCTTTGAAATTACCACTATCAACTTCAAAATCATCAGATAAGAATGAGAAATTTGATAAGTCATTTTTCACCTGTGCATCGTTAGTTACATTTGTTAAACCAATATCTGCTTTGTCTAGCGACACATCAGTATTAGTGCCTGTATTAGTAAGCCTTACAGCACCCCCACTTTTTGATATTGATATTTGGTCATTCTTCAAGAGGTTAGGAGCGTTACTACCATCATCTTTTATTTGAGTATCATTAGTAACATTACCTAAACCAATATCAAGTTTGTCAAAAACAGAGAAAGAAGCACTTACAGATGCTGTGAAACTAGAATGCGTACCTGAATGAGTTATCGCTCGTAACCAAAAGAAATAAGTTGTACCGGCAGTAAGTCCGTCCATAGCTCCTTGAAACATTATAGATTTAGCATTTGGTTCACCCATCATTGTATGTACAAGGTTCGTATCATTAGTAGGCGTTGAGTTAGAAGTCTTTCTGTATATTTTGACTGCTCTAAGATTTGTATTACTCGGATTAGTCCATTCTAAAATAATACCTACTCTATTACCGTTAGCTGTAAATGAAGAAGGTGCTGATATTGCTGTGGCATCAGTTATAGCTTGGTTAACTGCGGTTGTATAATCTGAAAATACATTGTTGCTTGAAAAATGCCTAACTTTAACATTGTAAGTTTTGCCTACAACGACATTGGTTATAAGTGCTTTCGTTTCACCTTTACCGACTGTAAAATGCCCTTCATAATTTGAGTCTGTAGATAGTTTATAAGCGACCTCTGTTCCCATAACAGTATCATCAGTATTATTCACCCAAGTAACTTCTATGTCTGCTTTAACTGTTGCCCCATCAATTTCAGTTCTTTGAGCCAAGGAAAGACTACTAGGTTGGGTGACGGAAAAATCACCGGTAGGTACTTCTTCGCCCTCCTCTTGAATATCTTCATAATCGCTTTGCAAGAAACTGAAAACAGCAGGGTCTATTTCTTTTAAATCAAGTCTAGTGGCTAAAACAGGCACACCATCATCACCTTCAAGGCTTTCAAGTTTTTGTGCTAACACTTCAAATCTTTTTTGAGTGAAACCCATTCTTTCGTTAGTTAGGTATACATGGTCAAAAGGTTGTAGTTGCATAAATCCTATATTACATAAAGCAGATACAGTCAGTTCTTGCCTATGATGTAGAAGATTTAGCTTAGATATTCTCTGTGCCATCGCATTAGTAGAAGTGAAAGGCAGTTGTAATTCTAATGACTTCCTGTAATTGGCCGTTGATTCACCTGTTGGCGTATCAGCATTTAAAAAAGCTGTATGTGTGTAAACCGGAGTATCAGTTGCTATATATCTTTGCGTAGCATCAACGAAAACTGATTTGACTGTATTGTAATGTTCAGATGATTGAGATTTCGTAACGATTTGTAATGGTGCTAATAAATTATCATCAACAATAGTCATCTCTGGGGTAACAGATGCACCTGCGAACATAATGAACTGACCATTGATATAAGATAACTTTCCGGCACATGAACTTAAAATTCCTCCTATAACACCCTCACCTACTGCTGAATAATCTGTAAATCCATTAGATGTATAAGTCGGTTCAGATAAAGTTAAAGTAACACTAGCATTAATTGATACAGCAGTATCAAGAGTGATAGTTCTTCTAACTTTTTTTACTACTTTTACAGTACCACTGATACCAGTACCAGTAACAATCATTCCTTGACCGATTAGTTGATTGTTTACATTTCCGGTAAGTAATACATTTACCGAACTGCTTGATGATGTAGCTGTGGTAACAGTAGTAATAGTAGAGCCGGTATCACATGTATTTGCCGCAGATGAAAATCCTCCCAATGCTGTTGTATCATTTATTTCCGATTGTGTTGCCTTCAAGCCATAAACTGTATCTTGTAAATAATCTCTTATATGTAAAGCCGGATTGTTTGACCATGTCCAAGTGCTAGGGTCGGTAGCTGAATGTCCTGATTCCCTTGGGTCATAAACTTTTTTACCTTTCACTTCAAACGCTATTGATGGTATACCACCACCGAATGCTTCAGAGTCAAAAATCATTTCTACATAACAATAAGCAACATTGATAAACTTATCCGTAGATGTAAGGCTTGAATTAGATACTATAGTGCTGTCTGCAGTTGTCTGTGAGCCATCTTTAAAGATAAGTCGCATTAAGCGACCACTTCCAAAGTTATTGTCGTTATCTGTGTTAGTGAACTTACTGTTAGTTACAACTTGAAAGCCACCACTTGATGTGAATGTTAATTCTTCATCATTGATATAAACAGTTTCTAATGATTCTAATTCATGTCCTGCCAAACAAACAATAAACTGTAATTTATTATTATCTGTACCTCTAGTTTCAATGTGTGTGATAGTGCCACCGACTCTACACCTACCATAAACTATAGGTCTAGGAGCAGTAGGTACTCTAGTTGCGACTTTAGAACCAAAATTTTCAGATACGGCATCTATATCTTTTGACATCAACCCACCGATTAATGTACTTACAGCAGACATCGCCGCAATCGCCATAATCTCAACACCGAAAAGTGTTGCTGCCATAAATCCACCGGAGAAAGCTGCCATTCCCCCTCCAAAAATGAAAGCTGCCCCAGTGACAACTGCGAGAGTTACAACAAAGACTGTGACTGCTGCTTTTATCGCTTTAGCCATTAGCTATTCTCCATACTGAAAGTACATGAGCATTTTGTTTGAAAGTTAAACCACCATCAGTAGGTCCTATTATTTTCATGCCATCAGTCATGCCTACAAGTTCAGTAATTTCTTTATATACCACTAAATCACCTTTCATCATTTTAGCAGGTGCGACTTCTTCTAATTTACCTTTACATGCTTTCTTAATAGATTCATTCAATGTCCCACCATATTTTTTAATAGACTTCAAAGCTGAATCCTCATCAGTCCAATGTAATGCTTTGGGTATAAGGCTTTCTCCTGTCATAGCTTGAATACAGGCATCAGCGAACTTACAGCAGTCCCATGAACCCCAAGCGAACTCTTTGCAATATGCTTTGTCTAAAAACATATCAAATTTATATTGCCAGTTATCTAGTTTCATCATCTTCGCATAATCGGATTTCTAGTTACGCCTCCGGTACTACCACCTCCACCACCACCACTACTTGTTGATGAGCGTCCCCATACTATTTCTTTGTCTTGTAAAGATTGAACACGATTAAAGCAAGTATCAGTTGAATCTATAAATGTCTGTGATTCCTTTGTGAATCTAAGGTTTGAGGGTCTATCTAAATCAACGAGGCGATTTTCAGCTTGTACTTGTATCGTCGCTCCATTTGGGTCATCGGCAATAATCATTGATGTCATACGACCTTTGAATAAAGTCATAGTTCCTTGAACATGGTCAGTACCACCAGAAAGGTAGCCTATAAAAACTGTTATTAATCTATTTTGATAATCTTCTGATAGTGCTAGATTTAAAACTGTAGTATCCATACCGGCTAATGTAATGCTGATACCAGTTGATTTTAATTCTAAGGTATCTTCAATATTACTCATTTGAAGTAAACTGCCTACCCCAGTATATGTATCACTATCAAATGTTAAATCTGTATCACCCGACCATAGATGTAATGTTTCAGTATCAAATTGAGCCTTGACTGCTAAGAATATTATTTGGTGGTCATTTTCAAGTAACTCAACTATCTGACTATCAATACCTGCACGATTTGACATTAGACTACCTCAATACAGTTGAAACTTATCCCATAGTTAGAGATTGCGTCTGCATCCCAATCAACAACATTGTCTTTTAATCTAAACCTACCTTTGGCAGGAGTTATGTAAACTCTATCATTCGCACTTATATCGGCTCTCAATTTTGGCTCAGTCCTGACGCTGTATTTGTTTAAAGCTGAACCACCATTAGCAGTTTCATCAGCATCATCGGTTGAAATAATATATTGTATTGGCTCATAACCGGAAGCATTATCAGTAGCCGAAGCACTAATACCGATATAATCGCCTGTTATAATTGTCCCTGCATGTGAGTTAGCAGTTGCTTTAAGGTTTATACCCTTGGCTCCTTTGATGTTGTCCCGTATCTTACAACCTGCTTTATTTGATTCATCTTCAAGTGCATTATAGTCAATAGGAGCTACTGTAACAGTATATGCGTTGCTTTTAGAAACAACCCTATGAGTTCCATTGTTTTCAGGTTTAGCAGAGCCAGTAACAACGATATGGTCGCCGACTAAAACAGTATTGAAATATGTAGTATTACTAGCACCGGCTATCGTGTTAGTTGATTTAGTAAAAGATAAAGTAGCACTTGCTACATTTACCCTAGTCTCGGCTTTTAATGATGTGCCATTGTATGTACCCAGTTTTACAAGTGCGTCCGGGTCAGCGAATCTAAAATGATTTACAGGTCCATTGAGGTTCATTAAGAAACTTTGCCATTGTACAGCTACATTTCTACGCATAGGTGGAAGTGTAACTGATGCTTCCCAAAACACGCCATCAAATTCTTGTGTTCTAACTTTCCCTGTATATGGTGAAGCAACACTACCCACGAATCTACGCAAAGAAAAATTACTTTTCATAAAGTTAGGACTGCTCGGCATTGTGATTAATTTAGCCACCTAATAAACTCCTTCTATAGCTACCACCTCTACCAGATGATTCAGCTACAGCACCCTTAGTTACTTCAGCAATTTGAGGCATCATTCTTACTACTTCTGCCCTTACAGTAGGAACAACACCGGTTGCGAAGTTTACATTTTGATAAATATTAATTGCTTGACCACCCATCATACCTTTTGAGTCAGAGTTGCTTTTGATAACGCCTGTGGCATCGGGTATAAATAATTCCGGTCCTCTTTCACCAACCATTCTTGGTCCTGATATCCTTCCACCTGAAGCTGTCTGTCTAGTGACTTGGAAAGCATCAGGTCCAAATAAATCCATTTGTGGAGCACCCAATCCTGGGAATATTGTATTCAGTATTTTATTAACAATGGCGAGTTGTAAGAATATAGCAATTATTTGTTTAACGATATTCGCGGCAAAACTTTCAAAAGCATCTAATGCATCTTCACCTTCAGCTAAAGCATCAACAAAATCATTCGTGAAAGCTAAACTCAATGACTGTATAGCTGTACCTAATTCTTCACCTAGCGTAGTTGAAGCATTGTCTGATGTATTAATTAACTCATCTAATATTTCTTTTGCCTTATCTGCTGATATTCCAAAGTGTTCCAACATTTCACTTATTTCTAAAAGTTTCGCATCTAGCTCAACTGCAGTCATGTCTTTGAGGCTTTGTAGTAAAGCATCAGAACCATTAATAGCTTCGTCAAAAGCATCAAACATTAATTTGTCTATGCCTTTGAGGTTAGCGAATGGGTCTACCTCCATGCTTTCTTTACCTAAACTTATATATTCAGTAAGTGCTGTTCTTATAGCGTCATCAGTCATTCCGATAAAGTGGTCTATGCCTTTTGCTGTTGCAATAAACCCTGCGAAAAGACCATCATCTCCTAAAACTTTTTCTAGTTCTTCTAGTGTAGTTCCTAGTAAGTTTTCTCTACCGAGTTTATCAACAGCACCGAATACATTTTCAATACTAGGTATGTCTAATAATCCTGCCATGTTCTTCTCAAAGAAGTCTTGGTCAACACCAAATAATTCGCTGTAGAAATCTTCAACATGTGCCTCTGATTGCCCTCTAGCTTGTTCTAATATATGTTTAAAATAACCTGCTACGCTTTTTGATTCTTCAGCAGTATCAGGGTCATCAAAGAACTTTTGTAAGTTCTTAGAAATGATTTCACCGGCTTCTTCATTACTAAAACCACTCTTCCGTAATGCTCTAAGCATGTTCGTGTTTATGGCTCTAGCTAGTAAAGTGGTTTGCCCACTTACAGTATCAACAAAGTCACCCATGTCAAAACCGAAAGCTTCTAAACCTTGATCAGCACCGAACAACCCATCTTTCATCATCTTAGCTAATTCAACACCTATAGTTTGCTTAGGACTAGCTTTACCAAAGTCTTGTCCGAAGAACATATCTCTTTCATCGCCACGCATTTTATCCATGAGTTGAGATGAAGTCAGATTCATTTCTTGAAGTTGGTCAAAGATTGAGAATTTACCCTTAGGTATTGATTTGATTGCTTCAGATAGATTTTTTACTGACTTTGAAACTTTATCAATGACTTTTTCATTCTTCAACATACCTGCCTGAAGTTCAGCATCAAGTTCTTCCATTGTTTGGGTGGCATCAGTTCCTTCTGTGTCAGTATCATCAAGCATCTTATTCATTACAGCTAAAGATGCACCTGCTAATGTTAAACCTGCGGCAACTTTTGCTATACCGATACCTGTAGCACCCTGAAGCAATATAGAAACAGTCGCTGTGCCTTTAAGAACTTTGTTTAACCTAGTGAACAGATTTATTATGGTGGGCATCATAGTGGTTATAGCACCGGCTACAGATGAGCCAATCATAAATGCGAATGCGGCTGTCACTAATTCAATGTTCTCTAATAAGAATCTAAGTGTGTTAGCAAGGACTTTGACTGCCGTCCCTAATACCTTCCCTAAATTATGAGCCAAATCCCTATTGTTCATTAATAGGTCTTTCATTTCCAAAGATAAATCAGCTAATACATCTTTCAATCCACCTTCACCGATAGCTACCATAAATTCAGATGAGGCATCTTTCATATTAGATATAGCACCGGATAAAGTCTTGGCTCTTTGCTCTAACGCATCGCTGAAACTTTCTCTACCTACTTCTCTAAGGAATCCTGTAATGGCTTCACCATTACGCTCAATCATTTTAGTAGTGCCATCAAATGTGACTTTTAATTTGTCGCCCTCAACTCTAGCTATAACACCAAACTGTTTAAGCATCTCCATCTCACCAGTGGTGGCATTGAATGCTGCTTGGGCGAGTTGTTCAATACTTCTACCCATACCTGCGGCGAGATTACCAAAGTCTTGTAATACATCGCTTGTGGGTACAATACCGGCTTGTTTTAACTTTATGAAGGCACTAGCAACTTCTTGTATCTGGAAAGTTGTGGTTGCTGTAAATGCTCTTATTAGTTTGAATGATGTTGCGGCACTTTCTGCTGAACCTGTAACTGCTCTTAATGTAGCTTCTAAATCTTCAAACTCTCTAGTCGTTTGAATTGTTTTGCTTATTAATTGGCTTAGACCGATAGTGGCTATAACACCACCTATCATTTTGAGACTGTTCTTTAATTTTTGTGATTCTTGACCTGTTTCTTTCAGACCTTTTTTTGATTTGGCAAGTGCTTTATTAAGCTGTCTAGTGTCAGCTTTAATTTCAATCAGTAGTTTTTCTATAGGTGTCATTAGTCTGGGTATAACTCCATTAGCTCACTCATTCTGCCTGAAGTCATGGGTTCTTCTTTTTTCTTTTCAGAACCACCATGAAACTCTCCGAAGCCTGAAATAGCGTTGATTATTTCGCTATGCGACGAGTTCCAAAAATCTTGAGGAGATTGACCTATCATACCAACCCAAATTTGAAAGTATCTTCGGATAGGTAGGAACTCACTACTTAATCCCCCTGTTCTTGCTTTCCCTCTTTTACTTCCTTTTCATCTGAATTGTCGGTTAGAGACATAGCAAGTAATTCTGCTACTGCTTTCATAGATTTCACCAAACCTGTCTTTTCAACAAGGTCTACTACATCTTTGGCTTGGAAGTCATTGCCTCCACCCCTAAGAGCCGGTGTCAAGACTGATATAACTTGTGATAATCTTACATCACCATCAGCCATTTTTTGAGCCAATTTAATAATGCCCATATCAACTGCATCTTCAATCTTCATAATTGAATCTACAGTCAGTCTACCCTTATATTGCTTGTTAGCTAGTTCTACTAGAACTTCACCCTTCAGCTTGTTTACTTCCGTCATCTGATTTCTCCTTTTTGGAACTTGCACCTGCAAGAATTATTTTATTAATTTCGCCTCTTAGTATTAGAGAATGTGATTCAACAGGCATTTTCTTGCCGTCTATATTAACACTATCCCCAATATTTATATCGCTACTGATATGTAGCTCCATATCATTTAGGTTTGCGTCATGCACAACTCCTTCAACTTTGACTTTCACTTGTTTCCAAGCCATAGCTACTCCTAATTATTTACACTGCTGAATATGTTATATATCCGGCACTCTCAAAAGACAATGAGTAAGTCACTTCGCCATTATGTTCACCTGCATACTCAAGACTTGTTATCTGAAAGGCACCTGTGAGGGTTCCAAAATCAGGAATCAAGAATTGGTAGTTGGTGAATGAGGCTACTTGTGCTGATGAACCATCAGATGTATTTTGCTGTGCAAAGAAATCTGCTCTTACATTTTCTTCAGTTGAGGCATCTGTAAAGACACCCGATGCTGAAATAGAAACAGAGTTCATTCCTCCACCTGCTAATAAAGTCCTATGTCCTAGGCTGTCTTTATTAGTAACATCTACACTCTCGTCATTTAAAGTTATTGAAGTTGAACGAAGTCCACCCACTGTAGCGTAAGTGCTACCGGAAGTATTCACCTTCAACAACATGTCTAACCCTTTCTGTGCTGCCATTATATTCTCCTATAAAATTAGCTACCTAATATTATTGCTCGGAATCGCATGACTCCATGTCTAGTGACACCATCTGGGTCCCTCAGTATGTCAGAATATTCTAATCTCATGTTTATGAGGTTAAACCCACTGACACTGATATTACTATCATGCAATAAATCGTGTATCTTGTCCATTATTTGCTTACATTCTTTTGAACCTTTATATTGTGACCAAACATCAAGATTTAATTGATAATCGGCACCATCAAGGTCTTTAGTAGAATAATCATCTGCTCTATCATCTCCGATAGCTACAAATGGATAAGATTGATTTGCTGTTGGTTCATCAACGATTGCACAGCTAAGTGTGTCAGTCAATGCTGTTACATTTAGTGCTGTATATAATGCTGATTGTAAATTGAATTGACCTACGCTCATTTGGTTAATCCTGCTTTCTTGAATTTAGCTATTATCTTCGCGTGGTTGTTTTTTAATGCAGGTTGTAAGAATGGTCTTTTTTCCATTTGTGTAGTTCCAAATTCTAAATGTGCTGAATATGGAGCACCACTTATAATCTGACCTACTAATTTACCACCAAAATCTTTTTTTACATTAGTTGTTATGTTCCTGATTAATTCACCAGTATCAGTAGCAGGTGGGTCGCCCGGAGCGGAAGCAATATGCGGTGGTTGGCTTTTTCTACTGTATGCTCTACCTCTACCACCTTTCGCAATACTTTGAATTGCTGTATTAGCCACCATACGAGTTGCTGATTCCATCACTCTAATAGCGTTCTTTTCAGGCTTCTTCACTAAATGTAGTTCTAAATCTTTAAGGAACTTGGCCTCATTCTTAAACGACATTAATGAGACTCCCCTTCAACGCATTTTAATTCAAGAAACCTATCTCTCTCGTCTACATTAATAATTGACCTGATATTAAATACTCGGTTCTCAAAAAGGATACGCTGAGTGGCTTTAACGCCTGTTCTATACCTAATAAATATCTTATGCGTGAGTTTCTCTTGAACTTTGCCTTGGCGATAAGTTTCATCACCCGATTGAGGTCTGATGTCAGCGAATATACTTGCTGTAGTTTCAAATACACATGATAAACCACCACCTGCATCTCTCGTATCAGTAGATGTTTGTAAATCTACTTTTGAACGGAGCCTTCCTATTGATGTAGCCATTAGCCAATAGCCATTAAACTACTGCTACCCAAACCTTTATAAATAACATATGGGGCATAAAGAGTTTTAAGCA